AATGCCGACACGGCAACATCGCTCGCCACCTCGCGAACAATTGAGTTGACGGGCGACGTAACTGGCTCGGCTTCGTTCAATGGGAGTGCAAATGCATCAATTGCCGCGACCATTCAGCCCAACTCGGTGGCGCTGGGCACCGACACGACTGGTGACTACGTAGCGAGCCTCGTTGCTGGTACGGGTGTAACGCTCACTGACAACTCTGGAGAAACGGCAACGCCAACCATCGCAATCGGTCAATCTGTCGCCACGAATGCCAACCCGACGTTCGCTGGCGCGACGCTCGATGCCGTCCAGGTCGGAATCACTGCCGCTGGGGAAATAGACACCACGTCGGGCAACCTGACGATTGACTCGGCTGGCGGCACGGTGACCGTCGATGACGTCTTGACCGTCAATGGCAACATCAACACGAGCAACCAAATACGAATCACTGGTACAACCGCAACGTCAATTCCAAACGTGAATGGGCAACAAGAAGCATTCTTGACCGTCAGGGCATCAGAAGCCTCCTTCGCCGACGGCAACGGACCAAGTCTTCTCCTTGTGCGTAATCATATGAATTCTGGATTGACGGTAAGTCAATACGGCAATTTCTCGCTGACTGGCGGGGGTCGAATCTCTGGCTTCACGGGCGATGGCGGTGGCGGCACCGTTGAAATTTATGGCACGAATGGCGCAACCCAAAGAGGACTCATGGTTACCGCCAACGAGTATGCCGCCTCTGGCAACAAGATACAAACCTGGCAGTCCCATGACTACACGATAAATTCGTTCGTAAAGCCAGACGGTTCGTTCAGCATCAGGAACGTCCAGGTCGGTCTCACCGCCGCTGGCGAGATTGACACATCTTCAGGCAACCTCACGATTGACTCGGCTGGCGGAACCGTCACCGTCGACGACAACCTGACGGTCACGGGCAACCTGACCGTCTCGGGGACCACGACCACCGTCAACACCGAGACTGTTACAATTAATGACAACATCATTGTTCTTAACAATAACTCGGCTAGCGAACCAACCGAAAACGCAGGCATTGAAGTTGAGCGTGGCGATGTTACAAACGTCGCACTTCGCTGGAATGAGTCTAGCGATAGATGGGAATTAACTAACGATGGCACAACCTACGCTAACATAGTTACAAGTTCCTCAACGGATACGCTTACAAGTAAGACTCTTACGTCTCCAGTTATAAATACATCCATAACTACAGGATCTTCTTCTGTTGATTTATTTACCTCAACAGCAACTACCGTTAACTTCGCAAACGCAGCTACAACATTTCACATAGCTGGCGCAGCTACGGCTATTAATATCGCGAATACTGCAACAGGAGCTCAAGTTCTTAACCTGGGGTCAGCTTCCACAGGCGAATCTACTTACAATATTGGCACTGGAGCAACAGGAGCCTCTACTACAAAAATTCTTAACCTTGGAACTAATGGAGCTGTTTCGTCAACGACCAATATTAACATTGGATCAGCAAACGGCGGAACTATAACATTAAATAGTCCAACTGTTACCATATCAGGCAACCTAACTGTTTCTGGGACAACCACAACTATCAACACTGCGACTTTAAATATTGCAGATAATCAAATTGTACTAAACAGCGACGTTACTGGTGCGCCAACAGAAAACGCCGGAGTCACTGTTGAACGAGGCACAAGTACCGATGTTGACATTCGTTGGAATGAAACATCAGATCTTTGGGAGATCACAGAGGACGGTACTAATTACGATTTACTTAGCAGTCGCACGCTATTTAATCAGCAGACAGCTAGTTATACGTTGATTAGATCGGACAAAAATAAAATAGTAGAAATGAGTGCTACTAGCGGACTAACACTAACAGTCCCTGCTGATAATACAGTAGATTATCCAGTTGGATCAGAAGTAAGAATCTTACAAACAAATACAGGCCAAGTAACTTTGGCAGGAGCTGTTGGGGTAACTGTAAATGCAACACCAGGATTAAAACTTCGCGCTCAGTGGTCTTCTGCCACTCTTGTTAAAAGAGCGGCAAATACCTGGGTAGCACTAGGAGACTTGGCAGCATAAATGAGTAACATAACAGGTGATGAATCAGGAGTAAGAAAAAACTCAATCCCAAATGTAGTTCGGGTCTAAATCTTCAACAGCAAACACCACAATAACTACAGCAGGTTTTGCTGTAGGTACTGTTACCGATGTAAGTACTGCAGTTCCGGCAGAAGAAAATGATGTTACCGCACAAAACCTTACAGCAGGCACGGTACTACCATTGGGAACAAGTTTGGATTATACTAGAAAAAGTCCTTTTTTCCCACCATATTTTCCACCGTTCTTTCCACCATTCTTTCCTCCGTTTTTTCCACCATTTTTCCCACCGTACTTCCCGCCATTCTTCCCGCCATTCTTTCCACCATTCTTTCCACCATTCTTTCCACCATACTTTCCGCCATGGTTTCCACCATTCTTCCCGCCATTCTTTCCACCCTTTTTCCCACCATTCTTCCCGCCATTCTTCCCGCCATTCTTCCCGCCGTTCTTCCCACCAATTTTTAAATAATAAGATTTAAACCTATGTCTAATAATTGGCTATCAGATATAAACTATCAAAAAAGCATAGCTAAGAACATTAGTGAAGCCGCTAAAAAGGGATCCTCAAAATCCATGCCGTGCTGCGACGTATCGGATATGGACAGGGTTAGAATGTCCGCCGCCGAGAGAGAATTTGCTAACAGTTTATTGTCGATTGCCCAAAAGTATGGAAAGCTTTCCGATATGGACAACAACGGAATATGGGTTGGATATGTTTCTAAAGCGGAGAACGACGACTACGACATAGGCGTGCGCTGCGAGAACTGTGTACTTCATGAGTCGGAATCGGTATGTAAAATTATTAAACAAAAGATAGAACCAGGCGGACGCTGTCGTCTAGCGGCCATACCAGATGGGTTGGTCGATGTCGGTATGGACGAAGAAGATATGGATGATGAAGACTAATCTTCATGAAAGTATGGATTGATCAAGACTTATGTACTGGCGATGGCCTGTGCACGGAACTCGCTCCGGCTGTATTCATGATGCATTCGGATGGACTTGCCTACGTGAAAGATCCCAGCTGGCCAAATTTGCTTGGCCCAGATGGGAAAGGAAGCGAGCCAAAATTAAAAATGATAGCAACGACCGAGTTTCCCGACACGATGCTTGACGAAGTTATTCAATCAGCTGAGGATTGTCCTGGCGAATGTATTTTCATAGAGGAGTAATACAAGTTTAGTCAAAAATTTTTCTAAAACTAATACTTTATTGCCCAAAAACTTGAACACGCATATCTCATCCCAGATGTGACTATTTCAACTTTATGAGTATAAAGCTCTGAAGAAGGAAATGTAATAAACATATTTTCTTCTGGTTCTATCACCAAATCAAGGTTTTTAAAGCATAAACGACCACCAGAAAATGAAGAACCAGGATAAAAAATACTGCTTATGTCGCGGCGCGGATGTCCAGTTGGCGTTTTCAAATCAAGAGTTGAGCCGTCCCAGTGATAAGGAAGTCCTTCTCCCGGAAAAAAAACAGTAATACCAACACCTTCCTCACGATACACATCAACGCTATAAGACTCCCTTATTGCAGCCACCGCCCTGGGAATAAATATATCGGCAAAGTTGAATGAGCTGGAATAAGTTGTTAGAACTTCTCCACTTGGGTAATATATTTCTTCTTTTTCGTTGTATATAGGTTCTTTTCTTAAAAGCGGAGACTGTTTTATATAAGCACTCAACTGCGTAAATTCATCGTCATTCAAGAATGAACTAATCTTGTACAGTTCATTTTTAATTTTATGAATCACAATAATTCACTTATTGTATAAAAAGATGGAGTTGTATATCTTTCTCCTTTAATTATTTTTTTCACACCATGCAAGTAATGAATATCGCCTGGATGAGCAACAGCCAATCCAGGTTGCGGCCTTATAGTCAAATCATGCTGAGGATAATACAATTCGCCACCTTCAAAATTATCATTGTAATAAAGCAAGGAGTTAATATCGTAGGTGGGAAAGGGATTTGGAGACCCATCGTTCAATTGCTTATCAGCATGAGGCTGCTGTTCAGTTCCTGGAAACCATCTAATTATAACTGGTGGACGAGTAGTTAATTTTACCTTAAATTCATCTTCTAAAAACCACTGCATTTTTATAATATATTTATCAATTAAATTATAAATATCAAGATTTATCCTTGATAAAATGTCATAACTACATTGGCGATTTGCCCAGTAGGATGCGTCATAAGTGCAAGTTCCGTCTTCTGCGTATTGATTTTCTCCTGGATCCATCCATTCATTTATGGTTGGAAGAAAATTTTGTATTGTTTTTAAGTCTTCTAATTCAACAAAATTTTTAAGTATTTTAATATTATTAATAGATCTACCAAAATGACCAGGAAAAACTAAAGATTCTTCAGCATTTTCTAGACTTTTAATGTCTTGATTTTTCATCTATTTTCTCATCCTAACTATGCGTATCTAGTCAGAATAGTATATCATTTAATATGCGAATAGCACAAACTAACTTTAGGAGTTTAAAATGGAATATTATCATGTTGGTGATCCAAAACTTGGAATAAATCTTTATAGGAATGCAATTCCAGAAAATCTAAACATTCCAGAAAGATTAGAAAAAACAATAGGAAATAGTAATCATGAATTTTTTAAATGGTCCGAAGCGATGGTGGGCTACAACACGAAAATGCCAGATTATAGGGACTGCGTCGACTTGAAAGTCAGTCCTGTGCATTGGCCTCATTTGGGCGAAGAATTCAAAGAAATAGAAAATATATACAACGATACAAATACTGTCTTAAATGAATGTCTACAGCACTATCAAAGCAGATATAACTTTACTATGGAATTTCAGGAAGCTATTAATTTTGTAAGATATAAAAATGGACAACATTTTTCTGTTCATTCTGACCATGGGTTTTCCTACACATGCACAGTGTCTTCTATAGGCTATTTTAATGACGATTACCAAGGGGGAGAGTTATGGTTTCCTTTTCTCGATATTAAAATAAAAGCTAAAAAAGGAGATGTAATATTTTTTCCATCAACATTTATTTTCGCTCACGCTGGACTAAAGGTAACTGAAGGAGTAAAATATTGCGCGGTAACAATGTATGATTACAACGATGCTAATCATAAAAACACTGAATACGGAACTAACGTTCCAAAATATTTAGATTCATCTAAGACGAATGAATCTAATTCTGAATTATTATCTCCAATGAAATAAGTATGGCATTATTTACCTTAACAAAAACTCACCAAAATCCTCCAGAAATTAAACAATCTCGACTAAAAAGAGACTGGATGGATGATACTTACAACAAACACGCGTATCAATGTCTTCCAATGACAGTGGCCAATGTTAGTGGTTGGGAACTTATACTTCAACAAGATGTTGTAGTAGAGTGGGATGGAACAAATAGTCCACCAAAAGTATTAGAGGGAGCAACCCTAAATGATAGAGCAATTGTTATTCCCAGCATTATTGGGATAATGTCATTTACGACTGGATGGACCTTTGGAACAGAGGATGGATATAGTACATTCATATCTGGATCTCCAAATTACTTTGTCGATGGCGCTGTTCCGTTATCGGCAACTATACCTAGTTTTTGGTGGCCTGATGAATTTAATATGAATTGGAAAATTACTAAAATAAATGAACCAGTAGTATTTGCTAAGGGTATGCCATTTATGCATTTTACTATGATAAAAAATGATTTATTAGAGTCTGTTGAATTTAAAATAGAAAATTTATGGGATAAACCAGATTTAATGAGTCAAAGAATGTCATATGGTGAAGCCAAGATGAAGAAGAATGCAGAAGAACCATGGACATGGATGAAGGGTATTAAAACCGGAATTAATGAAAAGGGAGAAAAAATAGGGCCTTCTAGTTCTGGATTAATTAAATTAAAAGAACCTTATTGATATTTGATGAAAATATATTTACTATAAGTGTATAATTTTTGTATTAAATTTGAAGAGGTATTCAAGTGTCTGCTTATGATTTATTGTCTAAGGATGATATAATAAATATGCTATTAATAGAAAAAGATAAAGCAATTACAGAAATTTGGAGTCTTTTTAGATTAAACGAAGAATACTTTCCAAATTTTGAAATAACAAGTTATTCTTTTAGTGAAGAAGATACTGAAAATATGAAAAGTTATGCAACTCAAAAAACAATGTTAACGTTAACAAAAAAACTTAAAATAATTGATTTATTAATCAAAGAAAAAGGATATTTGTATGTTTGAAATTTCAGAAAACGACAAAAATAAAGCAAAACTTCGCGCAATAAAACAAAAAGAAAAATTTATTTATCAACTGGCCCTAGATCTTGCAATTAATCCAGAAACTATTTCCCTCGAAAATAATATAGTTATTCCAGATGAATCAGATCCACTCTATGGCCATCATGTCGTTTTAAGTAATGCGATAATCGATCTAAAGAATCTAAAAAGCTAGTTTACTATGAACAAAATTCCTATTCAAAGTAAAAACTTACCAGAATTATGTGGTGACCCATATATGGATTCTGTCGAGGCACTGGGAGTAAATGGCTTATTAGAAATAGACGGTACAGCAACAGAGGAAAGAAATACGATTATATCTAGTTGGATGAATAACGAAATCTCAACTAAAGAAGTGCTTAACAAAGTGCACGCCTCTGAAGAATATCAATGCAATGTCTTTTTTGACTACAGTAAATCTACAAAAATAATAGAATCAATAAAAGAAGAAATAATAAAATCTTTAGATGAAGAGAATACATGAAATACGACAAACAGAAACACGTTAGATTTTTACAATATAACTTATTGTATACTCTTTTTTCAATCGGACTTGATGAAAGTAAACTTGACACAATTACACCTGAAGAAATGTTAAATCAAATTCATCAAACATATCCTGGATTACGGTAGTGAAATGGGATCAGTATCCACTTCCGTTAGAGAGCATCAGCTTACGATAAGCGATCTAGCTCAGCAAACACTTTATTATTATCAAAATATAAAAAAGAGAAATTAAGATGACTACAGATTCAGAATCATACAAAAAAAAGAGAGCTTCTTTATTTAGGGGAAGCGAAGAGATGAACATGTTCCAGGGTATGGCTTTCTCTGCTGAAAAAAGCAAAACAAAATATCAAAAATTAATTACAGATGAAAAATTAAAAACAAGATCGCACCAAGTGCTTGAATTTGAGAAGTCAATCAACGCTGATAGATCCACAAAGTCAATAGGCCGTTTCCCCAGTGATTTACATACATACGAAATACTTTCAAGAAATTTGATTGAAATGTTAGCAGCAAGAAGATACGAAGCAGCTCAAATTGAAATGATAATTCAATTATCAAAACCTAAAAAAATGCTTTTTACCGATCCACAATTTTGGAGAACACCATTTGAGTATCTTGAAAAAGAATTTGATATAAGCATTTTTGTTCCAAATGATGAGAATTTGTACAGAGAAGAAGCAATTATCATGGATAAAGAAACGCAACTGAATGTTCTAGATCCACTTGATATTCAGAACGGGGTTATACCAAACGGTATTGATTTAATAATTACCAGTTTTGGATATTTGACCTCAAATCCAAATGAAAATATTCTTAAAGATTTATACGATGCACTTTCAGACAATGGAGCAATTTTTATTCATAATTCAAATTTCTTCAGTGTTTCCTACACTAGTTATGCAGTAGGGTCATTAGCAACTAAACTGCATGATGATATAAGAGAGCTTACTGGATCAAACAGTTATCATATTCCATCTTTTATTGGTTTTACGGTAGTTACTAAAAACCTCACATAATAATATTATATGAAAATAATTGATAATTATATTAAAGATGTTTCTACGTTAGAAAAAATTTCAAAAGATATCTCATTCTTCCCCGTTGCAATGGGAGACAAAGAAAAAATAGCAACTGAAATAAACTCATATCACAATGAGGCAGCAAGTTGTTTTGCCCCTTATATGTTTTGGGATGGATGGTGGAGATCGCCTGTAAATACTCTTAAAAAAGAAATTATTAAACTTATATGGGAAGATAATCTAGAGTATAATTTAGATGATATTTTAGGTTTTGAATATTGGACAAGAACATATCATCCAGGTCAATATCTTCAGTTTCACGTAGATGAAGATACCTTTCTGTACGCAAAAGATAAAATTTATACTGGACCAATAATAGGGTGTGTATACTATCGGTTGCGAAAATGAAAATGGCGGTTTTTTAGAAGTTCATTCTAAAAAATTACAAGATTATACACAAGGCGCTCTTGAACAAGAATACGTTTGTGACTATATCTCTCCAGTAGAATTTAGAGAAAGAATAGCATACAAGGGTAACAGGTTAGTTATTTTTGACGTAGGGCATACAATACATAATACTACACCAGCTTTATCTGGTAAGAGAGAAGTAATGGTTATAAACGTATGGCACAAAGACGTTCCTCCAACGGGACTAAAATCAAATTCTTTTTACTATGAATAAAGTAAAATAAAATGTATAAAGATAAAAAAATAACAGATGCTCAAAAAACAATTAAAATTATAGATAACTATATAGAAGACAAAGAACTTCTCAACGACATAGAAAGCGATTCATCTTTTTTTCCAGAAAAAATGGGAGACGATCCAAGACAGTTAAAAACTGGGAACATATATCACGGAGAATCTTCAATCTATTCTCCATGGATGTTTTGGGATGGATGGTGGAAAAGCCCTGCCGATACTGTAAAAAAAAGATTAGTTCAACAAATTTGGGAACCAAATCTACCATGCGATAAAGAAGATATAGTAGGTTTTGAATATTGGACCAGAACTTATAGCTCTGGTCAATACCTCCCGCTTCATTTGGACGAAGATACGTTTCTATATGAAAGAACTGGAGAATTTAGATGTCCAGTATTAGGCGCAGTTTACTATGCCCATTTTGATGTTGAAGAAAATAATAACGCTGGATTTCTAGAAATACATTCTGGAAGAGTTGAAATAGATATGGAAAAAAGATATCAGCTAGCTACTTTTCAAGAAGAAAACAAAGAAAGAGCAATAGCCTTAGAAAAGTTTTATAAACCAGAAAATAAAGTTGACAAAATAGCATACATACCAAATAGATTAATTATTTTCGATGCTGGGATGATTATACATGGAACTACTCCCAATGGAGTTGGCGGAAAACGTTTTATTACGGGAATTAACGTTTGGCATAAAGATAATCCTCCAATTGGTTATGCTGAAAAATTGTTTGTTTTTGAACAACCATTATGATATAATATTATAAGAACTAACGAAAAAGGATTTGTATGTTAGGAAAATGGAAGATATCAGTAAATACACCGTTTGGTGAGGAGATATTTATTTTAAATATTTTTTCTAACGAACAAGGCTTTTATGGTGATGTTCAAAATAATAATGGCACTTTAAAAATAAACTCTATAATTTTTTTAGATAACAAAAGCATTCACTGGAAAGAAACAACTCAAGTGCCGATTGACGCGACAATTAATTTTACTGGTTTAATAAATAATAATTTAATGACTGGTTTTGTAGAAATAGATGAATACTTAAGAGTACCATTTGAAGGAGTTCTAGATGTCACTGTATAATATAAAAGTATCATCTATTGACGGCAAAGAAGATTACCTTTCGACATTTAATGGAAAAGTTGTTCTTGTGGTAAACATATCATCCAAAGCTGGATACACACCCCATTGCTCTAACTTATGGTCTTACGCAAGAACCTGTAGACAGCTTTGGCAATTGCAAAAAGTTCACGATGAATTTAAAAATAGAGGTTTCTCTGTTTTGGCTTTTCCAAATAATCAATTTGGCTCAATGGAACCTGGATCAAACGAAGAAATAAAACAATTTATAGAAAACCACTATAGTTTTGTTACTTTTCCAATATTTGAAAAAGTAGACGTAAATGGAAAAAACGAACACGAAGTTTTCTCTTTCTTAAAAGGAATAGAAAAAAGAAACTATGATGACTACGCGGCAAACGATTCTGAGGGAGCAAAAAGAAATCAAAACTTAGCTGGTCAAGCAATAGCGCGAATATCTCACGGATATGAAAAATTTCTTATATCTAGAGATGGATCAATGGTATCTAGATTTAATTGGCAAGACATGCCATTAGATACTATTCCTCGAATACAGGGTGCAGGATGGACAATAAGAGAAGCAATTGACGAGGTATTAGGATGATAGATCAAGATTGGTCAACCCCCAACGAGGCAAATAGAAACTCAGAACCGTATCCGGTTTCTCCAGTAATAGGAGAAAAAGAGAGAACGGAAATAGGCTCATTTGAATCCGAAGAAATAGCTCCTGGAATAGTTGTTATTCATAATGTTTTTACTATAGATAAAAATTTAATATTAAAGCATATAGATAGCAGAGCGGAAGAAGCCAATAAAACTAGATGGAAGTGGACAAAAACAGAAGAGGGAGAAGAGTACGCAATTAACGAGGATGGTTTTAGATACAGACCAGAAGACGTACCATGTGCTCCAGTAAGAATACTTGATCCAGTTAATCCAAAAACAGATAAAGAAATAAAAAATTGGTTTATCTATTTAGAAGAACAAATATATAAAGGCTTAATAAAATATATAGATTATTATCCTTTAATGATAGGCTCAATATGGTGGAAAACCAGAGGGCACATACTTAGATATGGCGATGGCGGAATACTTGGTTGTCACGCTGATAATGACACAAACTACAAAGTAACACAAGGCGTAAGATACATGCCAAGAGGAATGGTTGCCGCTAGGCAAACCTGTGGAGCTCTTATATATCTGAATGACTGTGTTGACTCAGAGGATCAGTTAGATGGACAAAATTTTACTGGTGGAAATCTTCGTTTTGTTCATCTAAATATTTCATACAAACCAAAAATGGGAGACATAATATTTTTTCCAACAAATTATGTAGCTTCTCATGATGTGGAAAAAATGGGCAAGGGCGTAAGATACTCTTATCTTACCTTTTTTGGCCAAGGTGCTTCAGAGCAACAAACAAATGTAGTTATATCTGAACCCCAAGAAAGTTTTGAATGGTGTCCACCAGTATGGTTTAATAACATATATGATGATTACGAAACTTATTGCAAGTCAGAGTATTCAAGATGGTCGCACGCAGAGAAGTATAAATTAGAAGCGGGATGGAATCCAGTATATCAGGGAAGAAACGTTGTTCAGTACGGCAAGAGCCATGACGCAGTAGAGTTAGAAGAAGACGAAAAAAAGACAACCGAAAATTTACCAGAAGGACCGTGTGGCACAGATCCACAAAAAGTTGAATAAACAGTATGAAAACAATAGATCTAGGGACTGGAATCATTTTATTCAAAAACGCTTTAGATATAGATCAAAACTTAATAATTCCATATTTATTTAATTTAAAAAAAGAAGCATTAAAAAAAGATTTTACCATTATTTACGATAAAGATAATAATCCAACTCATGCAGTTAATAGATCTGGTCACAGATATATCCTTGAAGACATAGAGACATCATGTTCGCATATAATGGAGTTTGCTACACCAGATAAAGAAGAAAAATATATAAATTTTTTTAAAAGATGCGAAGACACAATCTATAAATGTCTATTAGAATATATAGAATTTTTTCCAATGATTCTACCCTGCTTATGGTGGAGAACTCAAGGGCACGTCGTTGCCTATTCTCCAAAAAGCGATTTTGGACTACATTGCGATAACGATGTAAATTATCAGCCAGGAGCAATACCGGATCAACAGTTAGCTATAAGAAATGTTGTTGGAGCAATTCTATACATGAATAATTCTTTAAAAGAGTTAGACAAAAATGATCCATATTGTTATACTGGTGGAGAAATAGTTTTCCCTTATGCCAAGGTAGAATATGCCCCAAAATCTGGTGATCTTATAATGTTTCCTTCCAACTATTTAGCTACGCATGAAGTAAGGCCATGTATACAGGGCTACAGATACGGATATGTTGGTTATTACGCTCAAGGATCTCCGGACGAAAAAAGGGGTATAAATATAAGAGAAAAATCCGATATAATAGATAGTGGCCAGATTTGGATGCCTGAAGTTTTTCAGGACTATACAAATAATGTTATGAATAAATATAAAAATGATCAAGATAAAATTTCAACACTACTAAGGGCAGCTAATAGAGTAAGTACCAGCAATAATACACAACAAGAAGTAAAAAGGGAAAAAGATAAAAATGAGATACACTGATTCAAAAGCTCAACACTTGGGTGGTGGGATTGTTTTGTTTGAAAATGCTATCGAACTAGAATGGGACTGGGTAAGGAAGGTTGTTGATGAATTTATACAAGATGAATGGAATGAAATGTATAAGCCAGGAATAGATCCAGAAACAAATGAAGAAATATATGTAAATAAAAGTGGATATTTTTTTGGAAAAAACTCAATTAACCAAATGCCAAAAAGAGCTTCAGCAACTCATCAAAGAAAAGATTCAAAAGTTATGGAGTTTTTGAAATTCGTAGAAGACACAAAAGATAAATATCTATTAAAATACTTGGAGCTATTTCCGTTAGCATATAAATGTATATGGTGGAAAGTAAAAGGACATTTTCTAAAGTATAATGAAGGTGTTTATTTAGGGACTCACTCAGATGTAAGTGCGGATTATATTTATGGTATTTGGGAACCCAAAGATCAATTGGCCCTTAGAAGTATGGTTACCAATCTTTTTTATTTAAATGATCACGTAGAAGATAAGTCTTTGTTAGATGGAACAAATTTTAGTGGCGGAGAACATTATTTTAATTATTTTGACATAACTTATAAACCCAAAAAGGGTGATCTTCTTTTGTTTCCATCCAACTACATGGGCGCACACGAAGTTAAAATGGTTACAGGAGGTGAAAGATATTCTTATTTAGGTTGGTATAGTCAAGGTACTCCGAATCCAGCTGTTAACGAAAGTGTTACTGATCCAATAAAAGATCCAGAAAATGCACAATACGATACCAATATCTACATGCCAAATCTAGCTCAAGACTTTAGGGATTATTTAATAAGCAAAGGGTATCATGAATTATCAGATAAATTTCAGATTACTAAATCAAACTACTAATTTTTTTGAAAAAAAATATATGGATTTAACTAGACCCGTAGACGCTGGAATGTGGGTATTTCATAAAAACAGATGGAAAGAAGATCAAAATTTAGATTTAGAATTTGTAAAAACTAATAAATATTGGAGATCAATAAATGCAGAAACTATAGTAGATATGACTGTAGACGGATATCCTAGACAGGGTAATACTTCTTTACGAGAAGCAATTCTAGAATCTTTTTCAAATATATCAATGTCTACACCAATGGCACACAGGATAGTTTTACTTGAGCAAGCTATTATGCAGAATAAGGTTGTTATTGTTCCAGTAAGAGAACCATACGCTACGATAAGTTCAGCTGTTAATCAAATAAGAATTAATAAAAAAAGATTAGAATACAAGGAAAAATATTATCAAAAAAAACATTTAGATACTCTCATATTTGAAAGTATAAATTTTTATAACCGTTACGCAAAGTATGTATTAAAAAATAATAAAAATATAACTATCATAAAATTTGAAGACATAATTCAATTACATAATGATAGAATAGAAAAAAGGGCAAAACATAATAAACTTTTGAATTATTTTTCAAAAATGTATAACATAAAAATACATGAATCAAATAATATTTCTAAAATTGATAGCACTAAATCAAATGAAGTTTTAAGTAGGTTAAAAAATAAAAAGTTCAAAAAGAAAATGAAAAAAGCAAATAAACTGTATAATAAATTATATGATTTAAGTTTGGAGTTAAAATGAAATGTAACAACTTAGGCGGTGGAATAGTTTCCTTTGATAATGTAATTGATATTGATCATAATTTTCTAAAAAGTTATATATCATGGCTGAAAGAGTCAGACGAACAAACTTTTACTTATTTAGAAGAAAATGGTAAGAGGTACGCAATCAATAAAACTGGATTTAAATTTGAAGTAGACCACGTACCAGAAGCACCAGAGAGATTTGTAGACCTTTTTGGAAAAGGCTCAAATAGAACTCCGTCAGAAGAAATTGTACGTTTTATTGAAAAATGTGAATCCAGGCTATACGACTGCCTAGTGGAATACTGCGTACTTTATCCGGAAGCTGCAACAACTATATGGTGGAGAGGGTCAGCACATATAGCTGGATACAGCAATGGAAAATGGATAGGCCCTCACTGTGATGATCAAATTCAATTTGAGTTTGACGGACCTCCAAAAAATGAATTTCCAATTCATAACACAATAAGTTGCGCCCTATACTTTAACGACTGCGTGGACGAAGAAGATCAATTAAATGGAGATAATTTTGTGGGTGGACATATAAAATTTAAATATGCAGGAATTGACTATAAGCCAAAATCAGGAGGCGCAGTTTTCTACCCATCTAGTTACATGGGCACGCATGAGGTAACCCCAGTTACTGCTGGAGAAAGATATGTATATCTAGAATTTTTTGCATATGGAATACCCAAAAACTCCCCAGGCAATGACCTAAAGTACATGCCCAACCTAATAAGTGATTCGATTAAAGCTAGAAATAAATAATATAAAAACTCAATACATTCAAAAATATAAGTACTATTTAAATTAAAACAGGAACTTTTTATGATTATTTATAATCAAAATACAACGTACGATTATCATAATTTTACCTATTTCGGTACAATTATAGTTAGAGCTCCATCTTTAGTTATTCCTTTAATAATTAATAATATCACTTTAATTCTTAATGAAAGCGAAGACTATAGCACTGCAACGATAATTGGGGTGGCTAGTTACGACTATGCTCCCACTGCAATAATAGAGATTACCAATTATGACTATTCTGCTAATGGAGAACTGCAAATAGAAGTATCAGATAGGGACATCGATGTATTTTTTGAGTATTCAGAAACATAAATACAATTATAGTTCCGCTGAAAACAGTACTATTTAATACAAAAGAGGAAAAATGACTACAAATCCAGTTTTGGTAAATGATCAAATTCGTCTTAAAGTTAAGTTTTTAGATATTGATCCAGTAACAAACAATCAAACATTGGTTACACCTGCTTCGGTAAATTTGACCATAAAAAACTCATTGGGAGTTGTTGTCTTATCCTCAAATGCAAATCAAATATCAGGATCTGAATATTATTACGATTACATTTTTACTGAAGCTGGTGAATTTTCTATAAGTTTTGTTGGAGTTCTTAGTACGGGAACGTACATAACAGTTAATCAACAAATATATGTTAGTACTCCAACCTCAGAGTTTAAACCTTCTGTTACCCTTGGTTCTGACGAAGTTGTCATCTTTGCTTCAGACGTATCTCCATTGTATTTAGATCCGGAGGAGCTACTTGCATTTTTTCCTGATTCAACCTTAGTCGAAGCTGGTGAGCTAATACATCATTATTCTTTAGAAATTAAACAACTGTATTCAATACCTGATTCTTCTGACTTAAATCCGCAATTGGGTTCAACAGTTTTAGAATACATTAAAGCAGCAGCAGCGTGCGAATTAAGTAGGACATATGGATACGGAGGTGAAGATGAGCTGTCTGTTAAGCTTGGTGATTTATCTGTAACAAATAGATCGCTTCCAAGAATTGGAGTTAACAGAGGCAATGCAACAACATGGTGTCAGTTAGCGGCTGCCCTTAGAAGAGAAGTTCTTTCAGCAAAAGTTTCGATGAAGGGCGTTCAGCCAAAAGGGCTGCCAACAGACTATGTGCCAACTACTGGTAAATCAATAGATCCAGAAACCGGTTTAGTTGTTCATTTAAGCAACAGAGATTTGTTGGGTCCCGGAAGAAAAAACTCTAGAGTAGATGACCCCATGCCAAAAAGAGGATTAAGAAGTCATGACTAATTTAAATAGAACATTTAAAGAGATATTAAGAAAATGGGGTCACGACATACTGTATCAGAGAAAGTTAGATGATCGTAATTATTCTTCTAAATTTGAAAGAATTACAACTAGACATATGTATCCAGCAAATTCAGTTTTAGTAAATCTAACAAAAGAAGTATCAGAGGGTACGATAGTCGACAGTGCAGAAATGTTATACTATTTTGACTGTTCAGTAAATCCACGACAAGGCGATAGAATATACGAAAATATAAAATCTCATCCGCAGCCAGATTCCGTTTACAGAGTAGACTACGCCATTCCGATGAGGGGTAAGTTTGGAAAAATAGAGTACTGGGTTGCAGGAGCGACTAGAGAAAAGCCAGTTTAATATATGTCTATATATAGCAGTGGAGATGTTGTAACTTTTAAGTTTATATTCAATTTAGATGGATATTTTTATGATCCAGTAAAAATATATCCAAATTGGGAATCAATAAATACTAGCGCAACTCCCTATTATGGCCTTGGTGTTTCTGATATAACAGTCTCTGTTGTTAGAGGTCACGCTGGAAACGGCCCAATAATTAGTGGTCCATATTCATATGGGGCTCAATCAGCGACTCCAGATTATGCAGTTAGTATTATTCAGCAAATAAATAGTAACTCTGTTCTAAAACAAATTTTATCAAACAACTATATAAAGAGAGAAAGTAAGGGTATATACAATTTTGTTTACAAGATTCCAGAAAATATTTTTGACGGAAAATACACAGTAATACTAAATGCCCTAGTTAACGGTGTTAGGGAAGTAAGAGAATTATATTTTCAAATTGTTTCAAGAAATAATCAAAAGCCAATTTATATAGAATATAAACAAATAGAAAATAACACATGCACACTAACAACAGTAGACAACAATAACTTAAGTTCAGGGGAGGTTATTACTCTTAGCGAAGTTGACTCATCTATAGATGGAGTTTACGAAATAAAAAATATAAAATCTTCAAAGAGTTTTACGATTGAAGTTTTGGCAGACGACATGCCCCTAACGGTCCTAATTCCTACTGGCAGATTATTAAGACATAAATCGAATTCTCCAGTTGTAGTTGATAGTAATCCTTCGCTTTCAGTTTCTAGTCAGGTAAATGCAATATTCAAAACATTAGAACCATTTAAAACAAATTCTGTTCTACTAATAGGTCACGCAGATTCTGCATATTTAGAACTAAACGAACTCAAAAGAATATCTTCGATAAAAGAGGCAATGGATCTTTTAGGTGGCAACAAAGAGAGTCCTTTGTTGAAGGCTGTTATAAACTGCAATTCAGCTGGATGCAAGGATATATACATAATGATTGCAGCACCGATGTCAGAATATGTTGAAAACTCTCAAGAACTAAATTCACCAATTGCTGGATTCTTAAGCGAAAATTCTGCTACTCCAACTACTTTAACTTTTTATGAAAAATATTATGAAAGATTAAAAAAATCATATGATACTGCAAAAGAATTTGATTTTATTGATATTGTTGTTCCAGTAGACGCTTCTTTTATAAGATGTGGAAATGTAAATTTTGTTAGGCAATTGTCTGATTTTTGTGAGTATATTTATAAAAATTCGTCAACTATAGTCATAGGAATAATAGGCTCAAGAACTGGCGGAATGAATAACGAAGACGCAGAGACAATGTCCGCCTCAAATTATTATAAAAACTTTTTACTAGACTCAAATCAAAATACTCCAAATTATAAAGATGAAACAGACGGTAATACGCTCGATGCCGGCAGACACATAATGCTGTTTTATGGAGAGGCTGTATACAATTATCCTTTAATCGGCCTATCTTATTCTTCCAGTGTGGCGTCGTCTGTTGCTGGTCAACTTTCTGAGACTCCGGTATACAAGGGGTTAAATAGGAAAAGACTTATTGGAGCATATTCTCCGCATGGTGTTAGTTTTTCTTCTTTGCAAATAGCAAAAATTCATAATAATAAAATTAATACTTTAATTAAAAGCGGTAGATCTAGAAGAAATGTACCTTATCAAGTTTTATTGTCAGACGATAGAACATTGGCATCAAACGGTTCAAGCATGTCCAATATACCTCAAGTTAGATTAGCAGCTATGATTACCAATGAGATAAATGCAATATGTGATTCGGCCACTGGTAAATTTTCGTATGATATAATAAAAGAAAAAATTCAACAAATGTTAAATTCCCTTAAAATATCAACTCCATCTATACTAAGAGATTACAGATTTGAAATGTACGCAGACAAACAACAAAGAGGCAAGGTCTATGTGGAAATAGATTTAATAAGCTCACATGCCATTAAAAAGATTAGTTTAAACATCCTTGCCGGACCAGGAGTCTAGTCATGCCACAAAATGCATTTGGTATACCAGGAATTAATCAAAATGATATTTTAACGGGAAGAAGCTATTCGGGAGATCCGCTTCAGGCAGCTGGAAATTTAACATATATTGAATTTATGGCAACAGTAAAGGCGCTTTGGGAAAACGCTTATCCAAACATAGCAATTGAGCCAGATAGCGGTGGACAAGACGCTAGGTACCCCGTAATAACCTATAATTTAGAACTAAAAAAAGCACATACTTCAGAGCCAAAGCCGAGAACTAGACACCTTCCTAAGGACGTTAATGAAATAATTTTTGGACAAAGATTTCAAAATATTATTTCGTTTAACGTTCACACAAGGGCTACATCTGCAGACCTTCCAGACGACGAAGAGCCCGGGTACTACGGTGCTGAAGTGGCTGATAAAATTATTGAATTATTTGAAGACTTTATGATGGAACACATTCCCGTTTTTAAAAGACTTGGGGCTTCTGAGCTGGTGTATTCTAGAAGAATGTCAGATTCAAAAATTTCAAGAAATGGAATTGACGTATGTAAAAGAACTGTAACTTATATGTTAACAACTGAAAAGCTAGTTTCTACAAGTATATCAAGAATAGAACAGATATTGATAGACTTAAGAACATATATGGCTACAGAGCCAAGAATTAAAGCTACTCCAAATTATGTTAATATTCCCGTAAACATAGTTGACCTATATCAAACAGCTACACCTTCTTATTAAGTTAGTTTGTTTTTATAACTAACTTGTTACTATATTGTACGAGTTTAAAAAGAGTACCGATTTTGGAGGTTAACACTAAATGGCTATTCCAGGTGTAAAAACAATAATTAAAGATCGCTTTTACAGCATTTCTCGTCAAGACCTTCCAGTTGGTCCGAGAGTTACTATAATTGCAAGAAGAAGTACGGCAAACAATACAGGGAACGTTCCTGATTTAGATGCGGTTCAAGTTACCAATGAAGCTGACGTAATTTCCGCATTTGGAGAAGATTCAGACTTACATCGTGGATACTTAGAGCTTGTGAGCTCAGGCGCAGAAAGAATTTATTGCGTTCCACTTCCGTCCAATGCTACCTTTGTAAGAGGAACGTCTTCTGTAGAAGCTGATATAACAAGCTCGTCTGCTAGCATTTTTGATGCGGCATTCGAAGCGGCAGAAGCAACGCTTCCGGACGTAATTGTAGCATGGGGAGCAGGTGGACACCCAACAAATTGGTCAGCAACGCCAAGCACTAATGATAATTCTCTTGGCTTTTATGCTAATGATTGTACAACAATAACAAAATCAATGGCAACAAAAGTTGCGATAAAAGCAAAAGAAATATCCGAAAGATCACACCCGTGCATTGCAATAATGGGAGTTAAGCCCTATACTGGCGGCACAAAAACAATGACGCCATCTGTTGTTAGTACCCATCTGGCTCTGTCAACGTTGGTGAACAGAAACTCTGACGTTAATACCGCAGTAACAAACTCCGCTGGCGAAACGATTTATACTCGTTTAGCTGAAGCCGGAAGACACCTGCTCGTAATAGCTGCAGAAATTGTTCCAGTGGGATATAAGGAGGCATATGGCTATGCCAACGGAGCCGCATCATTGGCTGGTTCTTTAAGCAGACTTGCGTCTTACACTTCACCTTCAAACAAGGTGCTGTATAACGTATCTGCAATTAGATACAACCCAACAAATGCACTTCAAACATCTCTCTCTGACGTGGGTGTAAACTCTGTTATATTGAATTTCAACAGAGTTCCAATATACGCAGAAGGACTAACATTCGCAGCTTCATCGTCTGACTATACTAGAATATCAACGATGAGAGTAATTTCCGAATGCTCACTCCTTATTCGTCAGGTATGTCAAAAATTCGTAGGTGAGGCTTCTACCATACAGGTAAGAAATTCTATGGAAACAGCCGTAACCTCAGCTCTACGTGGTATGATGCAATTAGGTGCCTTGCTGGATGCGGACTTTGCGGTCTCGTACATTCCTAATCAAAACAAGGCGATCATCGACCTCGTGGTAACACCCGCATTCGAGCTGAAGAGCATCGAAGTGCGTTTGTCAGTAAACTTAGCCTAATATAACCGATAAAGAACTGGAGGGTTCAAATATATGGCAGGAGAATATTACGATGGCCCAGTCAATAAGTATTTAAACACTTATACAACATTTTCTGGGGCAGATATTGTCGCAACATTTGGCGGCATAGAGATAGGTGCACTATCGGGAATTACGTTCTCGGTAACAAGAGAAAAAGCCCCGATATACACAATGGGTTCACCGAACCCTAGGTCTTTCTCTAGAGGAAAGCGTGGAATAGCTGGATCGTTAATATTTACAGTATTTGACAGACCAGCTCTTTATACCATGCTTGACAAGCACCACAACACACCAGAACAAATGAAGTTTTTTACCAGGGCACACAATACATTGCCAGGTGATACAAATCATAGAAGAGGAATATCAGAAGTAACAGACCAAACAAGAGACGTTACCTCTAAGGTTCCATTTTATGCAGATCAAATACCACCATTTGATATTACGATTACATTCGTAAACGAATATGGTCAAGCTGCTGCAAGATCAATATACGGCGTAGAATTATTGAACGAAGGTTCAGGCGCTTCAATGGATGACATTGTGATAGAAGAGACAATGACATACGTTGCAAGAGAGCTTGGTCCAATGTATAAGATAGCTAATGATCAAATGTATAGATTTAATTCTGAAAATCTTTCTGACATTATTAGCGGAGACGCCGCAAAGTCAGCTAAGCTGAATACAGATATCATTAGACCATAATTCTTAACTAATAATATTAAGTAGGGTGTGGAGGAAATTTCTCCACACTTTATTTATTAATAAGGAGAATCAATGTCAAATAGTTTTGTTCCATCAGATATAGATGTTTCTAAAATAGACAAAACAAAAAGATATCAAGTTTATGAAAATAGCGTTAGAAAATATAGGCAGGATAGAAATCTTCCAGATCCTTTCTCTAACATGTCTTTTGCGGGAGTAGACATCAATGCTACTTTAGTAATACCAGATCTGCTTGAATCTGGACAAATTGCCGCACAGGGTGACGTAATTGAATTAGCGGAACTTCAAACGATATCGTATTCAATACATAGAGAAAATACTCCAGTAAGAGTGCTTGGACATGTTAATCCAAGAGGTTTCATAAAGGGTCCAAGAACAATAGCAGGATCCTTAGTTTTTACTGTATTTAACGAATATGCGTTTTATAGAATAAAACAATTCAAAAGAAAATTGGCAATTCTTGGATATTCTCCACTCGCTGACATGCTTCCTCCTTTTGATGTTGTTTTATCTTTCTTTAATGAATATGGATTATATGGTAAAATGAAAGTGTATGGATTAACCATAGTCGACGAAGGACAAACAATGTCTATAGACGATCTTATTACTGAGCAAACTTATACATATATGGCCAGAGGAATTCAACCCCTTTTGCAGTATGATCCGCAGGATGATTTTATGTATCCAGAAGACGTAGAAAAAAATGTTAATTCATCAATTATATCGAAAAAGTTTTTTGGAAATAAAGAAGATGAATACAAAAATGTTATAGATAAAATTATTAAACCATAGGAATATACGCTCATGCCAAGTAGAAAATATACAGAAAGATTTAGACCATTTAGTGGATATATTCCAACTGGAGTTGTAGGTTCCTCAACTACGTTTGATCCTTTAGATAAAGAGCTTGATTTAAAATGGGCAGGTAGATCAAGAGAAGATACTAATTTCAATTCTTACTTTGATTATTTTTTTTCTGGTTCAGATGTTAAAATATACATAGATGGACTTTTTTCTCCGGCTGATGAATTAGAAATATCTTCCTTTAACTTTACTATCAAACAAGAAAAGCAACCTCTATATGGATTTTGGTCATACAACTACGACGCAGTTATGTATGGAAGTAGGATAGTTGCGGGTAATATGGTTTTAGTATTTAGATACCCAAGAAGAATGACGGATTTACTAGAAAAGGCAGCGAAAGTAAGAACTGAGAGCGTAGGAAGAAAGCCTACAGAACATGTAATAAGCCTATTGTCAGATACAGCAGAGGGTCTAAATTCGGAAGATGAAAAAAATATACAAAAATATTGGGCAAGAAGTCAATTAGACAGAATTGCAAATGATCCAGGAAACAAGGGCGAATACGAATCTTACAATAAAAATATATTCAGTGCGCATCCGCCATTTAATTTAATTATATATTGTGGAACGCAAGAAGATGGGTTAAGCCTTAGGTCTTCGCAACAGTCTACAAATAATACAGCTTCGATTGACAACTATGATAGAATATTATCAACGGACTATAATACTAGATTGACAAAAATAACAAATCAAAGAACTCCAATGAAAATCGTCTTGCAAAGCGTTCAATTAATGAATATGTCAACCGGATATGATACGGCTGGTTCTCCAATTCAAGAAGCGTATGAATTTATAGCTAAGGATACGTATTTTACAATAGCAGATGAATCAACAAATCCATTAGCTAATTTAGTTATTGAAGAAACAGGTTCGAAAAAATCCGACAATACCCAAACAAGCGGTCCGGGTAGCGGTAAAGTTAGATAAAAATAATCTAATATATTTAAATTATATTAAGTTTTGATTATATTGAGAATATATGATATTATGTATTGAAAATAATTTACTACAATAATTAGGAGTTATCATGTCAGAAAATAAAAGTAAAAATAAAGGAAGAAAAGTCAGTGTAACTTCGGGAGCGGGCACAACAGCTACAAACACATTAGAGCAGGAAGAGCTCTCGCCAGAACTCGTTCAAGCCCTTAAAGAAGATGAAATTCGATCACAGGAGGCTGAAGATTTTGCTAATGATATGGTAGAGCAAACTACAGAGGTAGAAGATTTACCGGATGATGAAGAAATATGGCCAGGCGGACCAACCGCTGGAACAATAAAAATGTGGAAACAAAAGCACGAAGAGGTATATGTTACCTCGATTTCTTTTGACAAACACATTGTTTGGAGAACTCTTTCAAGAATTGAATATAAACAGCTTGTAAAAAAAATGGAACAACTTGTTCAATCTGGACAACTTTCTTCAGCAGAAGCAAACATGTGGAACGAAGAGTCTATAGCAGAAATATGCATACTGTATCCATCTTTTGACAGAAATGCATTAACTAAAGAATTAGCCGGGTTACCATCTTTGATAGCGCAAGAGGTATTGGAAGCATCTGGATTCGTTGCCTTAGAGGTAAGACAGCTATAATCAAACGATGTTAGATTCTGATTTAGTATTATCTTTAAAGCTTAAATATGGTAATATATTTACTACCGAAGTCAAAAATCAAACAATAATATTTAGAGAACTTACATTTTCAGAGTTTGACGATATTGCACTTTTGCAAAATCTAGAGGATGGTTCTTCCGTTGATTCTGAAGATCAAATAATTGCCACGGCTGTAGTATATCCAGAAGACTTTAATATTAACAAAATGCAGGCGGGGCTTGTTTCTTCTTTAGCTCAAGAAATACTCGATGCGTCGGGCTTTAGCAATCCAAAAACTGCAAAAACCATTCTTCAGCAAAAAAGGGATCAATCTACACAGGTTAGAAGCTTAATGAAAGCCTTTGTTTTAGCTACTATATCTACATATAAACCGGAAGATTTAGATGAAATGACGTATTCTCAATTGGCAGAAAAAGTTGCACTATCAGAAAGAATTATTGAAATAACACAAAATATGCACGGAGTACAACCCAATCAGCTTAAATTAGAGCTTATAGATCCACAAGAAGAAGAAGAAAAGAAAAAGACTACAGCAGCAAGGCATAATCTTTCTAAAACAGAAGGCGCTGCAAACTACGATGATCCAATTGCTCAGAAGCTTTGGGGTAAAGGATAACACTCTTAGGGGGAACAAATGCAGAGAGATAGAGGGCCATTGTCGAACATTGGACATGGTGTCACCTCTAGGGATGTTCCTATAAACGAGCGGAGAATCCGAAGGTCCAAGTCCTAATTCTGGTTATATTTCTAGAGCACTAAATTCACATCCTTTTTTAAAATTTTTAGCTGCTAATACAGCTGCTGTCGTAGCCGCCACTGCTGCATCCGCATTGGTTAGAAAGGGTGGCCTGCGCTTAGCGAAGTCTATTGACAGTTCAGCGAGAAGCGCAAGAAGTCAACGGAATATCAAATTACGCAACAAGAACAGTAGAAAGCGTAGGCGAACTAAGAAGAGTCCTAGACATGATGGAAGGCGTATCCAGGACAATAGGTGAAGGGGTCGATCCAGATTATTTTTATAAAAATTTAGTATTAGAAACAGCAGAGGGAGGATTGACTACTGGTTATTCTTCTGCCGCTAAAAATGCAAGACACGGAATGCATTTTACTAGAGAAGAAATCAGAGATGCAGGAAGAGGACTAACAAAAGAACCGGCAGCGATATGGTCGGCTAGAGATGAAATACAGCAGAAAATGGTTAGCACCGGAAGAAAGCTTCCGTACCTGCTCCCATCAATGTACGTTGCTCAAAGAGGATTTAGCGATCCATTATTTGGATATGATGAAAACAGAAGAAAAGTTAAGTGGTATAATCCGGTAGATGTAGTCGCAGACTTCGCTAAGCAATCAGTTATTAACACGTTTGCTATTTTGGCACCCTTTGATGCAGCGTCAGCTGGATTAAGTACCGCAAGAAGATCACTGGCAACAAGCCTGTATTCTTCACCAAAATCTCTTTTTCAGGAGAACGTACAAAAAAGATTCGTAGATCTTACGACAATAATGGACGAAGTTGGTCACGACCTTACAAAGGTTACAAATAGGGTAATTAGAACATCAACCCAGTTGTCTAGCGCTTTTAATTCCGGAATTGAAAAAGCAAGAACTGATCAACCAAATCAAGGTCAGATCTTTAGAAGTGTTCGAGAAAGCGCTAGAAAAACTCAACAGAATACTATTACCGGCTTTGGTAAACAAATATTCTTAGGCGGCAAAGAAGAAGGATCGAGCGTTTCAGGATCTTATGGATTAGTTGATCTTATTCCAACGTTAAGAGGTTTTAGGTCTGGTTTTTCTAATTTTAGAGATTCATTTAGAACTTCTGGACAAGCATACGATGCATTAAATCAGGCAATAAGCAATGACCAGGCAATAAGAAGAATTGCCATGGCAAGAGCAAGAAAAAGCTCTAAGACTCCATTTGACAGTTTAGCCAAAGGAGATCAAGAAGAATATCTTGACGCCGCAAGAATTTCATTAAACAAAGCAAAAGAAAGTATTGCATATCAGCATCAAAGTAGATTAACTAGTTTTGTTTCAACCATTGACGAACTGATGGCTGGTCATAATACTTATGGAAACAGACAAAGATTAAAAGAGGGCAAATTTTTCGAAGAGGCGCTTAGAAGCGAGTTAAGAACTCAAGTTAGACAACACCTAAATGCTCAGGGTGTTTCCAGAAGTGCGTCAGATCTTTTTGCTAGACAAGTAACTATAAAAAAACTGCCCAGAGGTGGCGCCAGACTAGACACTAGTCAAGTTTTTACTATTGGTAAAGATGATATTTTTAAATCAACAGATGTTGACTTTTTTGCAGAAATGTCAATTAGAGCTTCGGGAATAAAAGGATTTAAAGATTCCGGTCTTAGCGGAGACGTTCTTCAGAGAGCACTGAACGCCGCAAATAGAGCCTTTTCTTCTAAAGAATTTCAAGTAAATGTAGAGAAAAAAATAAAAAGTCAATGGAGAACATTTTACGATAAGGACTTAATTAATCATACTTCAGGCCTGCTAAAGCCACAAGTAATGACTCTGAGATCTTTTACGGGACAATTATCAACCCAAGAAAAAGAATACCTACAAAGAAAATCTGCAAGTGTCTTGGGCTTAAAGATGATAGACGAACAAGGGAAAAGAACGTCCAGCGATATTGTCAACAATTTTCTTGCCAGAAATGCACTAGATTCAGAAAACTTTACATCACTTAGAGCGTTTTTATTAAACAATAAACAATTAAGTAAACCACTTTCTTCTTCTGGCTATAATTTTCTTGGCCTAAGACCGGTAAGCTTTGATGAAGCAAGAAACAGGGGATTTTTTAATTATTTAGACGAAAGACAGCAAAGGATCTTGCTAGATATAAATAGGCAAATGGGATTTAAAGACCCCATTTCAGATTCCATAGGTCACTCTGTTGTTAATGGACTTTATTCAAATAAGTCTGGTCAAATAATTGACACCACCAAGTTAACTGGCACTTTAAGATCTTTGGGAAATTTCTTTGCTAGCGAATTTGAAATACCGTTAGTACACCTTAATGCAAACAGCTTATTTGGTCTTAATCAATTTCAAGATATGGCAAAAAAGGGTCCAATACATTTTGTTCCAGGAAACTCCATTCAACCATTTTTGGGCGCAGAAGCTAACACCGATGCAAGATTTTTCATATACGAAACAAAAAGGTCTTTTTTAAGAAAGACTAAAGGTACCGTAACAGCATATTTAGATCAAGATGGTTCAACTGTCGCTAAAAAACTTCCTGGATATTATAGGCCAGGAAATAATTTAAGTCAAGCTTTTATTGCAAGACAAGCCAGATTTGCATCTGGCCTAACGGGTGACTCAATTTCATCTGCAAGGGCTGACGGTGGGCAACTGTCTTTTACCGAAAGAGTAAAATCAAAATTAGATTTTTCTGACGAACAACCCACTTCACTTTTTCAATACATTTCCCGATTTGCTAAAAGAAAAACAGATATTAATAATCCTCAAGTAATTGCAAAACTTTTAAGAGAAAGAACAGCAAGATATGGGAGAAGAACCCTTAGACTGGATATGCAAGGCGAAGGGCCATCTACTATATTTAATGTTGTAGATGATAATACTGGTAAAGTATTGGTAGGAAATGAAGAGTTTCTAAGATCGTTTAGCAAATTGATGGACGATATATCTTCTTATGGATTCTCTAATAAAGTAATTCAAGGATTTGAAGAATCCTCATCAGATAGTTTTAAAAATTTATTTAAATTTCAAAATAGGCCAACTGGAACAGCTTCTCAACAGCAATCAGTTTCTAAATTACAAACAGTAAAAGACGCAATAGAATTTGCACAACAGTTAAAATATGTAGATAGAAAAAATCCTGCAATTTCTGAAAAAGTAAAAAGTTCGTTTTCAAGAATAGATCAAATCTTAGAAGAGGGAAACCTTCTCTCTGCATCAAGTGTAGTAAAACGTTCTCCAAGTATTTCTACAAAATTAGACGAACTAAAAAGCGAACTCGCAAAGTATCTGTATTTAAGAAATACTTCTACACAACAAACTCTTGGAATAAATAATCAGCCTATAGTTGAATTAAATCAAGTCTTGACGTCGCTTCGTCAAAGGGGAGTTATAAGCGCGGAAGATTTTGTAGAAGCCCAAGCAGCTGCGCTTTCAACTTTAACAACTAGAGATTCTCACTTAACCTACTCGGCAAAACAAACTGCGACTGGCAACATTAGAGCAGCAGCACATAGCATCATAACAGGCGCTAGAAGTTCAGAGGAATTAAAAGGCTTACTAAAACCATTGACCGATGGATCAATAGACCAAGTAACGAGTCAGTCAAGAAGATTTATTCGTCCAATTATTCCTTCGTTTTCTAGACAATTTAAAACAGCACCATATAGCACTATAAATGAAAGACCTAATGTTCTTGGCGGCAATTCAAATTCGGTTCTTATTCCAACATTTGGAACCGTATTTAGTCGTGATCCACTTGGGGCAATAGCAAGCGCAGTTGGGTTTAGTAACTACGCAAATCCAAATACTTTTTCCGGAATGTCTGTAGCAAGCGGGCATGCAGTCGAAAGATTGAATAGATATTTTGGCACTTTAGGAATGCAGCTAGATGTCTCTAAATACAGTAGTCCAGCAGATCTTTACGCTATGGGAATGGTTACAAAAAGAGTTCTTCCAATTGTAGCTGGAGCATCTACGATTATGACCGCCGATAGGACAATAGGCGGATTCGTAAATGAAAGAGATATAAACAACGAAAGAGTATATTCTCCGTATTTCATGGGAGCACTAAGCACTGGGATAGCCGAAACTCAATCAGCTATATCTGGAGTAATTCCTGGTGGAATGTCTTATCAAGAAAAAAGAGAACAACTTACCGAAGGAAAGGTACCGATAAGACAGGGAAGATTCTGGCCGCTTGGAAACACCCCATTTGAGGGTGGAAAAATAATGTATTACAGACCTTCTTGGTATCAAAAAATGCAGGCGGGAGCCCTATTTACCTCTGACACCTATGGCAGTCCATTGGAAAAAGCTTTATACTACAATGACTATTCTCCCTTAAGACCATTTGATCCTTATAGATTTGAAACAAAACATTATTACGATAGACCATATCCTGTAACTGGAGAATATTTTACTGGTCCGTTTGGACCACTAACTCCAATTTTAAATGCAACAGTAGGAAAAATTCTTAAGCCAACACGACAAATGCATCAAGAAAGAGTAGAGGCTGGTTTAGTCAATTATACAGCAGTTGGGCAGTCGGGAGCGTATGATGTTTCTCCATTTTTGATGTCAGAAAAGAACACTAATTTAGTAGGCAGTTCAAGTTTTGGTATGATGAATACCCAAAATGCTTTTGGCTCTTATAATATCAATAATAATATTGGAGAAAGTATAAACTCTCTTGGAACTATTTCTCCAAATCAAAGTAATATACAAGTGGGTTCCGTAATTGGCGGAATAAATTCTAGACAAGCCAACATGGCCGTTACTCCTTTGGCTACAGCGGGGATGGATGTACAAAATAGAATAGCGCTTCAAAATAGAATACTAACAACCGCAACATTTGGTCCACCAAAATTAAGCGGATCTGTCTCTTCAAGAATAGTTCCAGCTGGATCCCCAATTGAGACTCCTAGTATTGAGTTTCAATCTACAGAATCAGCGTATAAAATACAAGAAATGCTTGGAATATATGGATTTATTGGTGGATCACTAAGAGATAAATTCGGCTTTGGACAAAGCGATTTTGAACCGCAAAGAAGCGTGCTACAATCCGCATCAAAAGCTTATGGTACAGGAAGGGCATTCTGGGATCTTAATTTGGGTGGACTTGGAGACGTTCCCCTTTCTGGTCAGGGCGCTATTGGAAATCTTGAAATATCAGAAGTTATTAGACGTTTTATTCCAAAAGAAAGAACTAACGTAAATTATATTAATCCAATTCAAAATACAATGGGTCAAAAATATCCATTTTTACCTGGAGCTGATTATTTTATTAATTTTAAAACAGGAGATCCATTTACCAAAATTCAAGAAGGAGAACTAAGACTTCCTGGAATTGCGTACGAAAGATTTAATTCTCTTTCTTCTGACGATTCTGGAAGATATGGAATAGCTGATCAATTTAGCATACTTGGAAACATCGCACCATATTCTGCTGAATACAGATCCTTAAATAGAAGTATTAATTCTCAAATAATTTCTCCAGAAGAGAGAATAAAGGTATCTGACACTAGAGAGCAAGTTTTAAGTATGACAAATAAAAAAGATTTCTCTCCATATAAATATAAATATACCAACGCAGAAGAAGCTGGAATGACAAATAGTCGTTTTATGATTAATCGAGCCGCAGAATATTTTGCTCACAGAGATACTATTTTTAATACAAAATTTCTTCCAACAAAAACAGCAGCTGAAGATTATGAAAAAACAAATGTATATGGATCAACATTTCCAGAATGGCAGAGACCATTTGAAAGCTTCCTAGATCCTATGGTCTATAAGGCTACGCAAAGAGGACCGTTTGTCGGAGCGTCTGTAATGGCTGCAGTAGGGTCTGTCTTTGGAGTTACAAGTAGAGCTAAGGTTGTTGGCTCTTTGGGTGGTGGACTTATTGGAGGAGGTGCAGGAGTTTTTGGCCAAGTAAGCGAAACTGTTACTGGGCAAAGATTTATTCCAGAAGAACGCAAAAAACAAATGGCTCTAGAAGAGTATGTTGATATCTTAAGTTATGTAAAAAATATGAGCCTTTCGTCTCAAGCTCAACAAGAGGGAGATTCTCTATCTGCACAGAGATATAAATCAGCTGCTGGTAGAACAATGTATGGAGCAGATATATATGGAGCTTCTATCGAAAATCTTTCTTTAGCAATACCAAAAAGAAAAAGAGAACACTTTAGAGCAATGATTAATGCTCCGGTTGAAGAAAGGCAAAAGATATTATCAACTGCACCAAGACTCGAAAGAAGAATTTTTGAAGCAGCTTGGGGAATGGACGTAGAAGACAGGCCTGATTTAGATGAGTACTTTAGTGACCGAGAACTTCCAGAACCAGACTGGGAAGGCTGGCATCCAAATACAAATATGGAGCATGTAAAAATAAAAATTGGACAATCTATGGGAATTGAAATGTCTCAAATGGGTTACTATCCACAGCAAATCAAAGAAGCAAATTTAACAAATCCAAGTTATCCCATTTTTCAAAAACGACAAAACAATAGAGACACCTTGGCCGATTTAAGAAAACTAATGCTACAGATGGGAGTCGACGGTTCCGTTACTCCTGTGTTTACGCCGTTTGGAGGAGAAAGAATCGATATGTCAGTGGGTGTTAGATAATGCGTAGCGGAAGGATAGGGGAATCAATTTCCTTAAGAATAGACGATCTAGTGTCTATGTATACCGACGAAAATCGGCAACGTTCTTCCTATTGGTAAAAATTTAGTTAAAAAACTTGTTGAAGAAAATCCATTAGGAGTCAGTAATGTAATAAGGCTTGTGGAAGTAGATGTCCCAACTGCTGATGGTAGAGTTCGAAGAGCTTTTAGAGTACAATACACAAGAACTGGTCAGCTCTTTGACGACTTAACTACTGCATTTAATACCGCAGCAGACGATGGCTTAGTAGCTTTTACTCGACTTTCAAAACAGCCTGATAATATGATAGGCAGAAGGCTTCCGTTCGGACCGCTCATGGCTGACATGCAAGCCATCAATCAATACTTAAAATCAGCAAAACTAACACCGGGCTCAAAAGAAGCAAGAGCCCTAAGAGGATTAGGGCTTGGATTTTTGCTTGATAATCTAAAAACAGAAACGCACAAACGTAGTGTTCGTGTACTAAATCCATTAGAAATACATGTTTCAAATGTTAAATACGATGAGTTTAATTCAACTCTTGATGAAGCGCTTATTCCCTTTAGGGAAGGAAAAACCGCAGAAGGAAAACTTCTTGCGAATATAGTAGCTGGTGACGGCGGTTTTATTGCACACGAATACTACCTGCCTGGCATGGATTTAAAATTGCACCAAGAACAAATACTTTTACTTAGGTCTTTAATTGAACGTCCAGTGGTTGATCCAAGAACTGCAGTTAAGACTTTAGGTAAAGGAGTTGATCAAAAAGGAATTGAATCACAAATAATGAAACTTGAAAAAAGATCAAAAGGAACATATTCTCCTAGACAAGTTTCAATATCGGGCAACGAAGGATTAGGTAAATTTGTTGGAGTCAAAAATTTTAACATGGATAAAGACTGGGCTAAACACTTGCTAATTCTTGACAGTAGGCAAGAACTATTGTTAGCTGGAATTCACGAGGGAACTACTGACGTAACGCTACAAAAAGCGCTTAAAAGCGCCTATAATTCATTAGACTACAATTATTATGGAGATTTTCAAAACGCGTCAATTCAAGCTAAAAATTTTTTTGGATACGCTTTTGAAGGTTATGAACTTAAAGAGGACGACTACAAAAAACTTGGAACTCTTTTAATGAAAGCATATAATGATAAATCAGATAAAAGTACAACAGATGTATTTTTAGATCTTGTAGAAAAATCTAAATTTAGTAACAAAATTAAATCAAGAGTTAAATCTATAACTGAAAAAATGGAAGTCTCAGTTGACGGAGCTTTTAGGGGAAATGCGAAATATTTTCAAAACTATATAGACACACTATCTGAGTCAATTAAAAATTACGATGCAATGATTGAAGCTGGAACAGCTACACCATTTCAGATAAATATGAAAAAAGATTTAGAAACTACAAGAAGGGGAATAGCATCAGAGAACCGTAAAGCTGGAAAATGGTTACTTGATCAAAATAAAATATATGGATTAACTGGAAGAATAAACTTTAGAGACTCACAAGGATTCACTCCTCAAATAAAAGGTAGATTTGGCTTTGTTAGTGATATAGTAGACAAAAAGGGAAGAAGCTATGCGTTTGTGACTCCCGATGTAAACGTAAAAAGAGAAGCTGGATTAACTCCAGCGGTAAACCTCGACGTTCTTGGAAGGGAAAAGGGCATCCGTGCAATTGCTCCAGACATTCAAAGCATAGCTCAGTATGGTGGAGCTTTTATTGAAGACGCCGGTGATGGAACAGGTGTAATTCCAAAAATGACAAGAGCTTATGTACAGCAACAGCTTGCCGAAATGAAAACAATAATGGAAACAGGAGTTATACCAAGGCACGTGATAGATTCAGTAATGGAGGCAAGAGTTGAAACAGAAGACGTGAAATTTGCTCGAATGTATCAAAATCAATCATATAAAATGGGAACAAAAAAACTTCACGTATTAACAACAAATGAATTAAGAAATAAAATGTTAACAGGAGATGTATTTGATCCAGAAGTATTCAATGCAATATATGATTATTATTATTCTGGAACAATACAAGACAAAAGAGCAGGTGGAAAAAGATTTATTGTAGCCCGTACTCCAGAGCTGATGAGGTTTGACATAGAGGCAGAAAGCGCATCATTGTTGGGCCAGGACAACGTAGGACGCCTCTTGGCTAAAGAAGGAGCAGATTATTATAATGCTGGAATGGAAGTAACAAACACTCAAGGAGCTGTTAGAAATGAAAATATTAAATTACCTGTTGTAAGGTTTAAAGATCATAGAATGATCTATAGTGATATGAATTCAGTAATATATCAGGCAGCTCATGGTGGTTTTGACTTTGACGATAAGGGAATGCCTTTATTAAGAAGCTTTGTAGACACGAATAGTGGTCAAAGACGATTAGCATTATTTACCTTTAGGCAGCCGCCAAGCTTGAGGGAATTTGTTGTCAATAGTTTTTCTAAAGACCAAGAAAGTTTAAACACTTTATTTGGTCATAATAGAAAATTTATGGAAGCATTAGAACAAATGTCAGCGACCGATCAAGAAGCAGCTGACATATTAAGGTATATGAGAATGGTTCCAGATAAAAATAATGGAGCTGAATTTATGGTATTGCATAGTAAATATGCTGGAGTGCTTGGAACTAATGAAAACTTAAGACAAGGTTTTTATTACGGAACTAGTAAATCTACAGTCACTACAATAAATGATGTAACAAAGAGGACAGGTCAACCCACCGCGGGCGCTAAAAGGATGCAAGCAACACAAGCCAATGTTGATAGAGTGATACTAGAAGCGTATGAAATGGCATACGGCGAGGGCATTCCAGAATTAAATTCAAGAATAATTAGACAGCTTGCTATTACTAAAACAGGTTCTGCATTGGCTCTTGATGAAAAAACTTTCCGAGCCCTATCGGACGCAGACCAGCTCGAAGCTGGTCCAATGTTTGCTCGATTACAAGCATATAAGTACACTGTAGAAACGGGCATAACTCCTTTTAACGAGGAAGAAAAAATGAAATTTGCAGAAATTGCAAGGAAATATAAACTAGGACCTCTTGATCCATCAGATACTGAGAGCGCTTTTAGAAAAGCTCTTTCTGAGGTTTTTAGGGGTACAACAAGTGGAACAAAGGGGGGAAGAAGAAACCAAGAAGCTTTGGCGAGCTTAACAGCAACAATGGATCTTTATAAATTTAGGATAACCACTGCGGATCCTTCTGGAATTATTGGATCCTATATAAACAGTTTAACAGCCTTTGGCTCCATAGGCGATCAATACCAAGATATAATGGAGACACTCACCGCAGCCCAGGCGCGGCCCACAAGTAAAAGCTGTGGCAAAAAAACTTCAAAGAGAACTGAGCGCATTTTACATAGCAGCCGACAATGCAATTGACATTACGCGTAACGCTGCAATACCAAAATTAGTTGGAGAACAACCTCGGTACGGCAACTAAAATAGCTGAAGGTCTCGCTATAGGCTTACAGCAACAAAGGGAAGTAATAGATATACAAAGTCTTGCGAGAGTTTTAGGTTCCTCAGTAGCGTCAGCAAGCGCCGCAGAAAATGTAATTAAAGGAGCTGAACTACAAAATTACAGATCCCTTGCTAAAAGAATCGGAGCTCTTCAAACGACAGGGTTAATTTTTCGGCATTGATGAAGCTAAAGAGGCTGGAATAGACGCGGCTATGATTAGAAGAAATTTTATAACTTCAAGCCCAGAAAAATCTGCAAAAATTTTGGATTTATTTAAAGAAGCGTACAGTGAACGGAGCTAGACTAGCAATTGACACTGCTAGCAGAAGGGGCATGGATGTTACAGGTGCGGAAACAAACTTGGCTGAATTGCAACAATTAGGCCAAAAAGAATACTACACACGCATGGCATTAAAATCTGGTAGTGCATACGCAGTGTTTGATACGCAAACATCTTATGGGGAGAGTATTCTAGGAGCTCTTAATCAATTAGGTAAACAAAGAATTCAAAGAAAATCAACTGCAGAGATAGATGCATACTTTTATCGTAGACAAGAAGCTCTATTGCCAGGCGACATGCTCGCCGCGGCACAAAAAATAGTTGATGATTATAAATACAATTATGAAATAATAAAAAATATTACGGATCAAGATGTTACTGCAAATCCTATATTAGCTGCGCAAAAAACAGCTGCAAGACAAAGAGCTGCAGCTAACGCAGAAGGTCAAATTGCGGATGCTATTTCTGAGCTGCGCGCAAAAGGATACAGTAATATTTCAGAGTTAGACATGATGGATGCAATAGCATATCAAAGCAGGTTAAATAGAGTTGGGCTTGCTTCTTTGGAAGATTTTCGTGGGATGTCCGATTTAGGAGATACGTCAAAAATTAGAGCCTTAGCAATGCAGGCTGAAAACAGAAGAAGATATTCAATGTTAGTAACAGATAAAGGTTTTGCGGATTCAGATACGGCCAAAATCTTGGGCGTTATGGATAGAGCTTTAAGTTTACTGCCTTTGTCAAGTAGAAAGAACAAACTCGCTCAATTCAGTTCGCTTGAAACAGATGGCAATAAAGCAGCAGCTGGCGTAGGTAGAATGGTTCACTTCTTAAGAAATTTATCAGAAGACGCTGTTGGCGCCACTGCTCAATTCACAAAATCAAAAGGAGGTAAAAAAAAGGTTCCAGGAACTGGCGCTACACTAGATGATTTGGTAAACGGAATAATGACACTTGATGAGTTTTATAGAATAGTTGGAAAACCAAAAAATCTTATAGGAAGTTTTCAGGATGAAGATTATGGCTTTATTAGAATGGGCCCACTCGGCGGTGTTGAAGGCGAAGAAATAAGAAGGAGCGCTATCCATGCTGGTCACATTTCGGAAGTTGATGCGAATCGACAAGCAGTGCACGCGCAAAATATTTTTGCAAATCTTAGTGAAATATATACAGCAAGATATAGCGGAATTGAAGAGAGCGAAATGGAAATGGTTGGAAATAAATTAAGAATGAAAAAACTAATTATTCCAGCAGATAGAAACGTTCAAAAAGAACCAGTTAAAAAAAGTCCTTATAAGAGAGTGTCTTCTTTAATAAAAGACGGAACTATTTCAAACCTAATGAAGAAACCATACTTAAAAGGAACAGCTATGTCAATGATTGGATTAGCTGCATTTGGACTAATATATTCAGCTTCTGCTGATAAAAATATTGACGAAATGGGTGGCCCACCACTGCTTCCGGGTGGCAGCGCGTACGAAACAGCATATCCTGGCAATACGTTAAACTTACCGGTTCCGCAGTATATAATGAATTCAGGAGAAAATGGCGTTACATATAAGGTAAATATTTCTGGAGATTCTAATACGGCAAGGGATTTTGTTGACTCCGCTAGGGGTATGTCAATAGGTTCTTCTTCAGTAAATTACTTTAATTCTATTCAAAATATAAATAGAAATCCGTATGAAGAATTTGGATCATCACTTTAAGGAAAAATATGCGTGATGTAGTTTCGCAAAATAAAAACCTTTCTGAAGCTGGCAAAAAAAGAATAGACACATCTCCAAGAGTAGAAAAATCTATTAATGATTCAGCCTCAGTTTCGTCTAATAACAGGCAAGAAAACACTACAGAGAATAAACAAAGAATCAATGCCTCGTCTAAAACAATTACATCAGCAAGACCTTCATATGAGGGTTATATTAATTCTTCATCTGCGCACATATCTTTTAATAATGTAGGCTATTTAAATAAATCAATTCAAAAAAACAGATTTCAACAAAATCCTACACAAAAAGCTTTTGACAATAAAGACGCAATGCTTTCATCAATTAAAAATATGGAATCATCTGCTATAATGAAAAGGCACACAGAATATAACTATAGCAATGTTTATTCAAAAGGTTCTTCTAGTCAACTTATAAAAAATATGATTGATTATAATAATTTAATATAAAAGGCACATATGGCTAACAATCAGGATAAAATAACAAAACAAGAGGCAATTTCTTATGTGCGAAATTTTTGGACACAGTTTTCTAGGCCTGGTCAACAAAGGCACGAAATTGAAGTAAATGGTAAGAAAATACAGGTATCACCAACAGAGTACGCTATTGGTCCAGATTTGTATGATTACATTGTAGCTATTAGCAATAGTTCTGCTCCAGTATCAGCAGTTCAAATGTGGGCCACCCATCAGTATACAGGTTTACTTTTGAGGAGTAGAGACTCTTTATTTTCTCTTAATGATCGTAAAATATTTTTTTCCAAAGACCAAAACGAAAAAAATAAGTTAAATTTTGATCAAAAGTCTAATCAGTATATTTATTATGATGGAGATGGTGAATACCTAAATACAAAATATGTAATTCATCCGCAAGAATTTTTTCAAATAATATCTCCACATGGTTTAGACTTTACCAAAGTAGAACATTTGTCTGTCTATGACAAATTATATAAAAAGGCACTGCAATCTGATCTTTTAAATATTGTGTTTTTTAAACCACAAATACAAAAATTTGCTCAAAAAAGATTCACCAGTAAAGCGGCTTTGCAAAAGAGCGCGATAGAAGGACTTACGCAAGATCCAGGTAAAGATTTTGATATCGAATGGCTTAATCTTTTAATTAAAGGCTATAACACTTTGTTAAAAGATCCAGTATTGGCGTATCAAATTCATCAATACATGCCAAAGCTAGCTCAATTTATTTTCGATTCACTAGCTGCAACTGCAGATTATTCAAATAATGGATTAGGCGGTAGTACAGACGATCCATTGAATGATCCAGTTCAAATAGCAGTTAGAATGTTTAAGTCTTTTGGAATAGACGAAAATGGAGAAGCAGTATTTAGTCCAGCTTGGTCTTTGGTAAACACAGCTGTAAGAATTCAAAAAGCTTTAGAGGAATTCCCATTCAGAGCCAATATACCACCAAAGACTCCTGATATTTTTCATCTTAGAATAGGAGCATCTAATTTTTATGTTCCTCCTGTATCTATAAATGTTGATGTTAATTTTAGATCAGGCAGTCTTACCGGGGGCGCAATAAGACAAAAGAACAGCCCAAAGTTCAATACAGGATATAAAGATACTGTTATATCGACTAGGTTGTATTTTCCAAACTATGAAGAGATATGGGGACTATCGGTATTAGATGGTTCAAGTATTGATCTAAGACAAGATAATTTTGATATAAAAATAAATAGTGATTCTGAAGAAAAAATAGACAAGTTTTTATCCTCCCTTAGGGGCCTTGTTGCAATGTTTAAGTCTTCTCCAATAATTCCAATAAAAAATGACTATTTAAATAGAGTGCACGGAATTACTGGAGTTACGTTATCCAATATGTCTATTTCTACAATTCCAAATTTTCCATTTTGTCTAGTAGTAGATTTGGAAATGAATGCATTTAATCATAAACCGTTTCTTCCTATGATTAAAGATTTTAATCAAGCAGTTCACTGGGGCAAGTACAGGCATTACATGACTAGGGCTGGTCAAGACCTGGATAAGTACGTCAATGCGGAGTTCCTTATCAAAAAAGCAAGTGAGACAGAACAGGTTGTTGACATTGAAAAAACTGAAAGTAATATAGTAGAAGAAACAATTTCCATACAACCATATTCAGATTGGAAAGATGGAAACAATATAGAAATTTACATGCCAGAAAGACTTCAAAGTAAAATCTTTACTCCAGATACATCCACGTTTGCAACTGATCAAGAAAAGCTTTTATCAGATACGGGAAGAGATATTTGGTCATCAATTTTATATCGACTGGGAATAGACATTAATGAGTCAGCTAGTTATGGTAGATCGCTTGATCAAGTTGTTACAAGCAGAGAAATAATCATTAGTCCAAATGTAAGAAGAAAAGTTAATACAGCCCTAGATATACTTTTGGCTGGTAAAGATTCAAAAGAAATCAACGATAAAGTTTACGATTATTTAGCTAGAGTATATTTGCAAAAAAATCCAAATATTTTTATTATTCCAGATGGCTTAGATTATATCTTGAGAAAAACATCGCAAAGACCATCAGATCAGTATAACACTTTCAAGATACCCAGAATGCCTATCGGCAGTGACGGAAAGCCGGTATCTGGCGTTACCTTGGTTGAGGTTAGGAACTACTTAGAATTTCAATCAAGAAACTCTAATGGACTTTTAGAAGAGTTGATTGAAAGAATAGTTGCAGAAAAACTTGCTGATCCAACTCTAAAAATAACTGAAATCGAAGCAAGAGAACAAGCAAAGCAGGAGTTGATCGATTCCTTTAATAAAACCTTGTATGAAAGATTCTTTATAGCTGGACCAATTAAAGACTACATTGATGCAGCTCAAAGAAAGGAAGGATCTTATTCGTTCAACGAATGGGAAGTTCCTATGATAAAGGTTAATCTTAATCCTAAGAACGTTATAGTTGATGGCGTTAGTTTGACTATGGGTAATAATTTGGTAAAACTACAAGTTCAACTTCAAGATGAGCCAACATATCAGCACATAGGCGGTAAAGATACTTATATTAATATGTCACTAACTGTTTTTGGCGAGGAAGAGTTAATAAAACTTAGAAATATATTTGATCACATTAGCGGTTTAGCCAGACTTGAAAACGCAGCTGGAGTTATTGGATTTTTAGGATTAAAAAATATAATAACAACTTTAGCCGGAGTAAAATATGTCTTACCGCTAAGGTACAATGTGGATACAATACCTAATTTTCCTCATGTTTATAAAGTTCAATTAACTCTTGTTGATTTTGATATTTTTCAACAGAAGCGAGAAAGACTATCGCACAAACAACAAGAGAAATTTGCAGAAGAGTTTGGAACAAAGAAAAATCCATTTTTAAGAATAAAACAACTTTGGGGAGCATTTAACAGCTATCCAGATATGCCATTAGAATTAAGAAATAAAGAGGGCGATGTTGTCGGCTGTTTAGATCCAGATTATTATTTCAGAGGATTTGACATGTTTGACAGGGATGTCATTAACAATCAATCCATACAAGAAACAGCTATTTTAAAGCCGTCAATGTTTGAGGGCACTTCAGAAGAATCAAAAGAAAACGAAGAGAAAAAAGATCAAGTTCTCATAGATAAAATAGTTGATTATTTAAGAAATGATGAAATAGAAAACCTACAAGTGTTTGCCAACGCAAATCAGATTACTCCATCAAAAATGTATTCATTAATTCAAAAAACAATTATTAAATATACTGGGTTTAGCGAAAGCCTTCTTCTTGACTATGTAGATAGTTTAACTATCGAAGATAAGTTATTTATTTTTTCTGATACTAATTTTGCAGTTCCAATGGGAGAGTTTAAAGTGGGAGAAATTACTTCTGGAGCAAAAGATAAATTAGAAGCTACATTATCAGAAATCTTAGATCAAACAAAAAATATCGAAGACAAACTTATAAGCATTGATCCAGACAATTTAATGGCTGGAGTAGATAACTCAAACGGCCAATTACTTGAGTATATGCATGGAATTGTCTATGCGGTTCCAGCAATGGAAGAAGGTTACAGTGTTCTCATACCGGCTATGATGCAAACCGCAGCTCGGATATAACTTTGGCTATCTTAGTAGAGAAGATGGTAGATTTTATCTTCAAAATAATAGTTTTAATATAAAGGAAAAGATAGATCCAGAAAAAGGAAAAGTCGAGAAAAGATCAATACACTTTACAAAAGTTTCTGATTCCCAAACTCCAGATAACAATGTTCAAAAACCTCATATGTCAGAAATTGGAACTAAAGCTCTGGCCGATTATCAATACGCATATTCCAATAATGAACGCGGAGCAGAAACAATTTCAGGCAAAAAGGGCGATCAATATTCTGTAACAAAACATTGGGAGAAAATGCTGATAGATACATCCTATAGAGATCTTTCCGGAAGAATGATAAGAGCATTTCCAACATACATGCTATGGCTTATTGATGAGGGTGGAATGTTTTTTGGAACTAAAGTTTTTAATAATTTTTATGGTCTTCAATCCTTAATTGATTTTTCCATAGTTCAATCTGAAGATATTTTAGGTGATACTCTTATTTTTAGAGTTTCCAATATGTACTCTAAACTCAACAGGCCTGAAACAAGCAGAATATTTGAAATCGGAACTCAGTCTGATCCTTCTCAAATAAATATGGCAGAGGGATTAAGTAAAATAGTTGATACGCTTTTAAATAGATCAAGAAATTTTAAAGCACATTTTGATAACAAATACATTGTTGACATAGAAAATATAAGACTTAAACCAGGTGTTAGAGTTCACTTAAGAGGCGGATATGGTTCTAATCCAAATGCACTTCAAACGTTGTTCAACGGATTAATTACCAATGTCGAAATGGGAGAAATAGTAACTGTAACTTGTCAATCCGATGCTATAGAATTAAGTCCAATTATAAACTCGGCAAATAAAAAAGGAAATAGCGGAAAGATAGATGGCGGTATAAATACCGGCATGTTTATGTCTGAGCCAAGAGATCTAATGGTTAAGTTACTGTCCATGGGCACGTCTAGATTCAGAGAGGCAATCGGGCATGCTACAAGAGGTACTGTTTTTTCTGAAAACAAATTTGGAATAAGACACTTTGGTACAATATTATATGAACCACTAAGTGATCTTGAGTTAGAAAAAAATAGAGCAATTAAACAAGCCTTTAAAAATGCAATAGATGTTGTCAGTGACGAATCTTTTGATATGTCACAGCTATTAAAAGCTGCTTGGAACAATACTGTTGGTTCATACAATGGCGTAGACGCCGCAGTTATAGGTGGCTCAATTGCCGCTGGTGGAGTTGCGGGAGGTCTTCCTGGGGCATTTCTAGCAGGAGTGGCAGGAGGAGCACTAAGATTGCCAGTGGCTGGTCATATGAGGACTCTAATGGCTAATCTCTCTACTCAAAGAGATTATGAAGTTTTTAAAAGAAATATTTATCCAGGAAACGGTTTAGGTGTTTCGCAATTTTTGGGAGGAGACCTAGACGTTGGATGGTCAACAGCCGCGTCTGTTGATCAAGGAGCATACGATGAATTATCGATGAGCAGAAAAGCTTATCTACAAAGACTTGGCGACGCCTCTTGGGATAGGGCAATACAAAATAACAACGCATTAATAGATGTCAATATAGCTGGTAAAGGGATTCAAAATACCAGCAATGCAATAGGTACATCTCAGTTATTAAGCGGAGCTGCAGCTGTAGCTGGAGTGGGATTAATAGCTACTGGCTTTCCTGTGTTTGGTTTTTTTGGTCAATCAATGATTGGTTCAGGATTACTGGGAGCAATAAACGGAAGGACAACCGCCGGAATATTTGAAACACTGGGATTAGTATCTAGATCTGATGACGACATGCGCGGTTTTGATGAGGTATCTTTTAGAGCTCAAACATACATGAGAAGTGTTTGGGATATGTTTCAGCTATGTGCTAGATTATTGCCAAATTATATCTGTGCCATAAGACCATTCGAGGACAGGTCAACTATTTTTTACGGTAAACCACATTGGCTATATACTTCCGGAGTTATGCCAATATCAACAGGTTTTGTTGGCGAACAGGCTGCACTGCGAATGGGTAAAAAATATAATGGACCAAAAACAATAGATAGAGATAGTGATCTTGTCGAGCTATTAGACATTATCAACAGGGAAAGTAATCCTATGGCTGACGCATCTGCTTTTCAGAAAAATTTTGAAGGATCATCTCCACTTGATTTAGCAGAAGAGTTTATTCAATCTGCATACGATGGGTCAAATGAATTCCTACCCGTTTCATACATAAAAGATAAGTATAAAAAGAAACTAATTAACTTTGAAGATCCAAGAAGAATGATTTTTTATGATAAAACTCAAAAGAAAGTTGTGGCACGTTTGCCAGTAAACAAAGGCGTTGTTTCTGTTGGTTTTCACCTTCCATTTGGACAGCCAACTTCTACTGAAAGAAGCATTACAGATATAGCTGGAACACATAAGCAAATATCCAAACTACCGTTTAGATATCAATTTCCATATTTTACAGATAGAAAAACAACCTCATTTGACGGTTTTCATGGTGGTTATATATTTAACTTCAATGCAAGAGCTCTGCTCGGATATTACAGTGACGGCGATGTATATCATAATATATTAAGCAATAAAGCCGCTAATGCTACCTCAGTTGCAGACGGTACCGTCCTCTTTGCGCGGCGACAATAAATCATTTGCTACCTCTGATGTAAATTTAAGAGGATCGTATAGTTATTTACAGTTAATAGTAGGAGAGTTTAAAGCGCTTCAAAACAGTTCTGGAATTACACAAAAACCAGATAATGAAGAAACTGGAAATGGTAATACTGCACCATCTTTTGTGTTCAAGTTTGATTCTTTTTCTTACTCAAATAAACTATTGTCACAAGCTGGTTTTGAATCCGTTGCACAAATAATGAGCAGTCAAGCTTTCATGGATACAACTGGTCCCAGCAATGCAGATTTTAATATAATAGTAATGCCATTTCCATCGTGGCATTCATTGATAAACACATCACTTACGCCCAATGCTAGCAATAGTGATCAAGTTTATACTGGTAAAATAGATCCATACCAGGACGACAGTGAGAATTCCAATTATTATTATGGAGAGCATTTCGAATACCCCAATGCAAAACCAGCTCTTCTGCAAGAATTATATAATAGAGAAACAAAGGTATATCATGAATGGGGAATGCCAGCAGATGCAAATGCTGAACAGTTTTATATAGCAATGAGATGGCCATATGAGCCAGTATGGTTTGATTCTAAGGAAATAAAAAATGCTTTTACAAATCAATATAAAGATAGTTTATATGGATTAAGACCACCTCAAGCTGCTGAAGATGATACATCAAAATGGTATCTATACGGCAAACCACAAGATTATAAAAACAGAAAAGTATTAGTATATAGTCCTGCAACAAATACCGCGGTCTGCTGTAAGCCAGCGTACTTCCTGTGGGGAAATCAAAGAGATCAAATATTTTATGACTCTGGAAAAATAAAAAGCGATGATCCAAACGACATCGCATACGGCGAAAACGCACAAGCCAATCCATTTATAGATGCAGTAGTTTCTCCCGATGCAGCATACTATCTTGGAATATTAAATAATAATTCAATGTTCTCAGAAAATAACAACTATAATGCAAATCAGTATACTTTTGGAACTGAATATCTTGCCGGTAACCTCGACTCGACATATAACGATTTTCGTCGGTATTGTAAATTACTTAGGTGGTTATACTGCAATGCCACAAGAATTTAAAGAAAGTTGGTCACAGAAATTCGATCTTTCTGAATATTATACTATCTCAAAATACTGGAGTGACAATGATAAAGTGGGAGGTAAAAGTGACTACTCAGGAGTTTCAATTGTTCCGATAGCAAGAAGTTGCTACTTTACATTTGTTGAAGACGATTTTCCACTTGGTGTAATTCCTGGTTCAATAGTCAAATCAAAATATTACGATCTATCAAGCAACTCAAAAACTTATTCGTCGGAAAAGAATTATATTATAGGATTTGGATCTTATGAACTAGGTAAATCTCAATCTAAACTGGAGGCAACCTATCATGGAAACGATGCAGTATCATATGATCAGTATCAAACGCTTGATGAAAACACAGAACATAGGTCCTTTGGATATTTGGCAGATGTATTGTCGGATATTGATTCTATTAAAAACAATGACGCAATTGAGGGTGACTTATTTAGACCACTGCAGGAAATAACTTTTAGAACCAGAGAAGAAAAAAGAATTCAGGCAATATTAGGTGGAAACTATACGCTTTGGTACGACAAAATACTTAGTGCAAAACTTAATGATTTAAGCAAGAAGTCACTCTACGCTGTACTAGATAAAGAAGTTGACACCTTTAAAGACAAAGACTCAAGCAACACTGGTAGAAGTACATTTATAGACGTTTTCGATGCTACAGACATACAGGTCTCAATAGAGGCAAGACAAAATTATGATGAAGATTATTCAACTAGCGTCAGCGTAATAGCAGGAAACGGAAGAACATTAGCTCAAGCAAGAGAAATATGGGACTTTTTTAGAATTACTTTCCATGAAGAAAAAATGGTAAAATCACTTTTTCAAGAGGCGTACGGTTTAGATCCAGATGATGACGAAAAACTTCCATCCTTTGTAACAGATCTGATACTCCTAAAATCAGATGATACTTCAATTTTTACTAGATACATAGATCCAAAAAATAAAGACGTAGATGCACTAGATGAATTTGAAGTTCTATTAGGAGAACAATATCTAGAACAAGGAATAAGTGTGCAAGGACAAAAAACGGACACCGCTAAAATTAAAGAAGCGGTTAACTTCAGTGCACAAAAATTTATTGATAAAAAAGCAGATAAAAATATAAAAGATGATGTTCCAGGTTTATTAACAGATTTAGATACGGCCTTAAGAAGAAAGTTTTCTAAACTAACTGGTTTGTTAAGCTTTTTAGTTATGACAAAAGTTGAAGGGAATCTCACTTCAGAAGACGCAACAGAGCTTAATCTTATATCTTTTCAATCTGATTTATTTGATGGTAATTACAAAAATATTGAAGAAACGAAGAGACAAGAAATTTTAAGTAAAATAGATTCACCAAAGAAATTGTATTTATTTATAGTGGGTTGGTTTAGGCAAATAATGTGGTCAGATGCCTACAACAGAGCATGGTTAGTCTTAAAGCCAAATAGAAGACTTACTCATTATTCTTCTAATCCGCTCTTCTTTGGCTTAAAGGATATAAGTTTTGGCAGGGAAGACGGACTTTGGGACTTTTCTCCAGTATACAAAGCATGGCAGGCCTTCATAGATCCAAATTCTGACTACGCTAAAAAACCAAGTAGATTTAAGGAATTTTTAGTAGCAAATGCATCTGAGGGGGACAGTGCCACACACTGGTTTTCGGCTGCTTTTGAAGATACTAAAGATTTCTGGGACAGAAATGTTGGAATATACTTTACCGCAATCTCCGAAGGTTTAACTGGGCTTTTAAATATGTTTAAGCTTTCAATGGCTCAAATGGGATATGGTTTGGCCGAGATAGATAACCTTAATAAGCAAGCAAATGTTTTAAATAAATATTTAAATGATTCTATTTATTACACAATGGGTAATCCAGGAACACTATTAAGAGCAGTGGATAATCCGTTTACAAGAGAGTACGGAGAACCGGTAGTGGAGATAAGGGAACCATTTCAAAGAGTTCACTATCTAAGTTCTTTTACTCATATTTTATCTAATAAAATTCAAGAAAATATAAACGATGTTGCGACTGTAGTTACAGCTGTTTCTGATGGAAAATACCCAGTTACTGTGGCTTTGGACAAAGCAGCTTCGCCAGAAAGGCAAGTTGAAAAAACAGTAGAAACTGGATTGTATTTTGACAATATACGAGGTTCTGGATTTTTTGGAATTCTTCATCCAATTTTTCATCCATTTGAAACCGTAAGAGGAATATCTAAAATGGCACAAGGATCGCCAGATGAGCTGACCGCAAGAAGAGTTGCGCTTTCCCATTTAAAGGAATCAGTAAAAGATATTTATACTGGAGAATTAATAGTGATAGGATCGCCAGATATAAGACCTCATGATCTAGTTTATTTAGCTGACGTATACGAAAGAATGTATGGCCTATTTGAAGTTGAGCAAGTAGTTCATCATTTTACTCCGGAGCTTGGTTTTGTAACATCGATAACGCCCAATGCACTAGTGACCGTAAACGATCCATCGAGATGGTTTATGTCTTCCTGGCTCGCCTCCTGGTTGAGTCTACAGACATTAAGAAACGATACTAGATATCTGCTGTCTGTTGCAAATTCTAGAACGGGAATAATTTCTGGAGGCAATGTTTCTGTAGACAGATTGGCAGAAGCGCTTAGTGTTCAAATGTTAGGCGGAGTACAATATACTCACGGTCATTCGGCTTTAGTTAAAGACATTATGGCAAACTTTACAGCTAATTCATTACCAGATGCACAGCGACAACTCGCATTGTCGAGTCTAGGTAAAAGCGGTAAAATAGAACAACCAGATTTAAACTCCGTCAAAACCGCATTTATTTCAACTGGAGTTGCAACTGTAGTTGGTGGAGGTTTAGCAGCTCTTGCAACTGTGGCCACAGGAGGCGCAGCGCTGGTAGCAGTCGGTGCAGCAGTTGCTGGTAGCGCTATCTTCTCTGACGCTGCGTGGAGTGGTTGGAAATTTATAAGAGATAACATACTTGATCAGCATGGCTGCTACGTTCAATATTTGTCAAGAAACGGACAGCCAATGGATGCTGGGCTATCTTACAATCAAGGAATGGTAGTAGGCAAGTATCACTCAAAAGCACTCTTGCCAGGTATACTTGGAGTGAACAGCAGAAGACTGATTAGGACACAACAGGGAAATGCTTACGTACGAACAGATGAGCTTTTGAAAAACTTAGGATGGAAAGAAAAAGACATAGCTGATCTTGTTAGGCACATAAGCTATGAAAATGCATTAGTAAGTGCAAAAGTTTTACAATATTCCGGTATAGGCCCAGAAAAAGCAGGATTAAATCAATTCTTTAAAATTTTAGTAAAAGTTGTTGATAACGGATTTATTGACGGAGACACAATAAAAGTTGTAGACATATTAAATCCTGATAGCAAAGAGTTTTCTGTTAGATTTGAAGGAATAAACGCAGCAGAATTAAATGTATTTAAAGATATAAATATTGGCGTAGATGGAAAAGTATATAGAGCAGGGACTTTTGATCCAAGTAGTCCAGGAGGAAAAGCAAGAGTTTATGTTGAAGAGTCTTTAAGAGATAAAATATTTGTTTTAAGAGTAGCACCAAATTCAACATTTGGTTCCACGGAATCAGTGAACGCTCAATCGTTTGATGCAGGCTCTTCGCAAAATAAACAAGAAAATTACTTAAAAGATACAACTATTTCCGAAAATGGTTTTGGACAGAAAACACAAACGACATTTAATAGAACACTTGGTACCATTTTTCACAGAGTTACAACCAATGAACTTAATTTATACATTGACACAATTAGATCAGTTTTCATATCCAATGATTTAAATTTTAATAAAATAAAAGAAACAGTAAAACAATCAATATTTTCAGAAAAAATAGGAAATCAAATACTTAATCCAATCGCTCAGTATTTTGAAAATATTTACCAAGAAATACTAAGTAATAATTTATATAAAGATTATTTTATTTCACCAACAAATGTTGACGATCCTTTATTCGGACTTTCGCAAAATCTTATTGATTTATTTAATGTATCAGTTGAAATAAAGATAATTGAATCCTTATATTCAAAATCAACAGAATGGCCGTTAATCCTATGGGACGAGTACTATTCTGATGGAACCCCGGCTACACTCAACTGGGAAATGGTTGTTTCAAATCTTGCAACAGTATACACCAAGTCTCTATTGTTTAATCAGGATTCAGTTAACTTAGATACAGATTATATTGGAGAATTAGGAAGAAGGGGATAATGAGCGAAAACGATGATATAAATATAGACGGACCAAATTTTTCATTAAGCCCATCTGATACTGACACAACTTTATCATTTGTTCAAAAATTTCATTCTCAAGTATATCCAAACAATCAACTTATTGTTAAAAATACTTCAGCTTCAATTTCTGGATATGAAAATAGAAGCTTGGTATCCCATAGTGTGGAAAGTATAATGTCTCGGCAATGCTCTTTACAGGGATCCCGCACTGCCAATGTATGCCTACAATAGACTAGTTTCCTCGTCTCTTGATAGCCATCTTGCTTTTGCTGCAGATCATGCAATGTCTTCTTCAACGGAAAAAGTAGAAGATTACCAAAAATTTACATATTCAGATCCAACGTACGATGGATCTAAAGAATCTAAAAAATTTCTAACAGGTCAACAGGCATTTGAGGCAGCTATAGCGTCAACTACTCTTGGAACGGGTTATGCGCCCGGCTTTTTTCAACAAAAGGCTTCGGCGTACGTTCAGCTAATGGCGAATGATACTGATAAATCCAACCCTTACAGAATGGATGGAAAACCGTATGATGTTGACGACGATGCAATAAGTTTGGGCGCGCCAAATAATAATTTTCCCGCAACTCTTGTAAGCGACGCTTCCGAAGAGGAAAAGAAGATATATGAAGATATAATGACACTAATAAAAAGCAATGGCAATTTAGACATCGCTGATGGTCCGACAATGTTTGCTATTAACGCAGAAAAAAGTTTTAGTTTTAAAGACATAAATCAAAGAGCTGACTTTGATTCAAACACAAAGTTAACAGATATTCAAAAATTTTTAGATCTGCCCGACGCAAATACGTCGTTTTTTTATCCGTCAATATCGCTCATGCTCATGCTCCTGGAAATTTGCAATGCAAATAGCGGAATAGCTATAACTGGAGAATTTGCTTTTTACAGGGGATCAAATCTTGGTTCTTCAGAATCTTATATGACAGCGTTAGAAAGATCAACTTCAACAATATCTGATCACGCTTTTGGAAGAGCCTTTGACATTCTTGGAATAGGTCTTACAAAAAATACAAAAAAACAATTTATCAATTTAAATCCAGAAAAATGGGCAGAATATTTTGAAATATTCATTACACAAATATCTAACTTACCAATTTTTCTTCAACCTGATTCAATAACAATATCTAAAAAATGCTATGATACCTACATTAAATCGGGAGAAGATCCAGACGGTTTAAAAATTAAAGACATACTTATCTTAAAATATCCTGGACTATCTAAATATATTACCTTTTCCACAGACTCGGAAGATGAGTCAATCCATGAAAATCATATTCATGTGAGCTTTGGTTATGAAAGAGCAGGCAATGCAAAGCCGTTAATTAAAAATAATTCAGAATCTAATCCTGAAAATCCATCATTGGGAACGCCCACTATACCAATAACTCCAGAGCTTAAAAATACGTATCTAGGTGCTGGTAAAAAAGTGTACAATAGTGGAGAAACAATGCCGAAACAAGACATTGCTAATTTGTTGGTCGCTTTGGGACTTTATAATATAGAAGAAATAGCTACAATTATTGGAATAATGGAAAGGGAATCTCGTTTTCAGCCAAGGGCCAACAATCCGCAAGGCGCTATGGGCCTTATGCAAATAGTGCTGAGCAATGGTTCAGTTTGGACTGATACAAATCTTCCAATAATTCATGGAAATTCATCAAACTTAAAAGCAGATAGAACTATTAGTGGATATTTATTAAGAAATAAAAGTTATTCGTCTATAGAAAGTTCAAAAAATAGCAAATGGGATGCAACTACAGTAGATGAAGTTTTTTGGTATCCAATAAATCAAATGGTAATAATGGCATTTCAAATGCAAGCTTATATTGGTCAAGGTAATCACGCAGATCAAGGAGCAAGAACTCCAAAACAGTCGTTAAAACTTTGGTCGAACTGGGGCGATGGAGCATGGGGCAGAAGAAATGATCAAATGCCGTATGGAGTTATTAGTGGAGTCAATATAGATACAGTAAGATCAACCTATGAAGCCTTGGGCGGATCATGGGATTCCTATAATAACTGGGCGTCACAAGCCTTGGTTGATGAAACAAAAACAGGTGGAGTCGCTAGACCTAAAAACATTACAGAACACAACCAAGTAAGAGACTCTGGAGCCTCTGCTCCATATAGAAATCAACCGGACATAACAGTTTGGTTAAATGCAAAGCCTAAACTTTACATAGATAATAAACCAAGAGAATTTTTTCCATTATCTAATGCAGACGCAAATGTTATCATTGGAAATAATCCGAATCCAAACACAAAAAATGCTGGATCAAAAAATTACAATCCTCCTTCTGTTCCTCTCGGTCTTAAAATTCAATACATAAGTGAATGGCTATGTGAAAATAGGGTGCAAGAATTTTTGTCAAGATATCGTCCAGATTTAGAAGGAAATATTAACTGCGATAGATTTGCTAGAATATTAGCTCAGACAGCAGGTCTTTTTGGGGCAACTGCAAAACCCGAACTTGCCACATCCGCATGGCTACCGTCTGGTCAAGAGCCAAATATAACAGTCGCAACTCCAGATATTAAGCAGTATCCATCCGCAGCTCAGAGATATTTAGATGTGAAGGATCTTCCGGGATCATTTTTTCCACCGGGTACTAGTATCCGGAGATAATCCACCACCTGGGTATGCAGTTTTTTGGACAGGCGGCGATAATAATTTTGGCCATGATGGAATATCAATAGGTGATGGAAAATATGTGGATCAACATTTTGAAACTAGCCCAAGAAATATAAGCGACACAAGTTTTCCAGGCAGCAAGTATACATACGCTGGTTCAAGTTCAAAATTTCAATCTGATTAATAAGGAGTTAATATATGAAACAATATCCTAAATTTAATAAAAAAATTAATGAGATGATATCCAATTCGGATATGCAAAAGCAAAAGACGAGGAATGGAGTTATAGCTCATTACGATAAACATACAAACACAGCAAAAGTAATGTTAGAAGATAGATTTTCAAACCAGATTACAGACATACTAACAAACGTCCAGTGCCCTTCAGTTCAACGGAATTCAATCTGTTTCCCCAGAAATGGGATCGCGATGCATAGTGGCATTTAGGGATACCAACGAAACAATTCCATTCATACTATCCTACTATAATTCTCCAAATGATAATACTCCATTGATGTATAATAATATTTCATATTCTGGAATACCAAGGTACATGGTATAAAAATGGCAATAGGTCTTAGCGGTAAGCAAGAAAATTTATTTTTTAGAAAGCCAGTTTCGGGCGAATCAAAAGGCGCCTCAATATTTAATGTTCAATCTGAATTCATTTTCAACAAAAGAAACGAGTTTTCAAGAAGAGAGGTTGGACTAAACCACCCTGATGTTGAGTCCTTTATTAAGTTAAATGATGCAGGAGAAATAGAGATAATGGCTGCTCCTGGAGTCGGAATAATAATTAATGGCTCAAATAGATCGGTTAGCATTTTTGCGGATACATTAAAAATATACACAACAGAAGATGATGGAATTAGATGGAACAAATACGCCTTTAATTACGCTGCAACGGATTTTACAGAACCATTTTTGGTCACATTAAAAGATTTTCAACAAAGCCCTGCATATTATGGGTATGAGGAAAAAATAGGAAAAATCCAATCGATAAAAAACGCAACACGAAACAGCGGCGTTACTATACAAGCAAACTATGAATACGATGCACCGACGGTTAGTAAGTCAATTACTTTAAATGTAAATGAATACTATGATGAAAACCTGTCAGATGACAACCTTGCATTATTAAAGAAATTAGAACAGCAAGAATCGCCTAAGGTTATAGAATATATAAAAGAATTACTATATAATGGATACACCTTTAATCAAGCAAGAATAAAAGCTAAGAGAGATATGGGTCCAGACAATGCCTGACATACGAATGACTTTTGATGGGGATATAAGTATAAGTTCAAATAAAGATATAGAATTGATTTCTTCTTCCGCAGAAAATGACATTCAAAATGTTTATATTAGATTGATGACAGAACCGGGAGATTTTAAAATTTACCCTCAACTTGGAGTTTCTTTGTCCGAACTTTATCGGAATGCCACAGGATCCTGTGACGGCAGAGCAGGGTAAAAGATTAATAAAAGCTGGTTTAAACAGAGAGAGAATATTTGAAGGCAGACAAATGACAATTAGCGCTGTTCCGACTGCACCCGACTGTATTAGGTTTGATGTTAAAATGGTTACCAATTATGGTGAACCAGTTGTTCTTTCTATAAGTCAAAACATTTAAGGATATATATGACTATTCTATATACAAAAACTAAAGTAGAAATACTAGATCAAATTATGAATTCACTAGAGAAAAACGCTGGCATTACTGCTACTTCTCCCGGATCAATAGCTAGGGCTTTTGCTGAAGCCATTTCTGATCAAATAGGAGATTTGTACACAATGCTAAGGTACAATATTGATCAAACAATGATTAGCACAGCGTCTGGAAGAAATCTCGATTTAATTGGCGAATTATATTCAGTTCCAAGAAAACTTATTTCAGACGAAATAGCTAGCGATAGGAATATAGCAAACGTTGTATTTTCCATTTCTAAATCTTATAGCAAAGATATATTAATACCAAAAGATACTTTAGTATTTAATAATATTAATTCTTCTTCTACAATTCAATTTAAATACAAACTAGTCGGAGACGTAACAATACCAACTGGTTCTACTAGGGTTTACGGACAAGTCGTAGCAGCTTTTTCGGATGCAACCTACACAGCATCCATAGGAAGTCTTAGTAAACATAATTTCATTTCGCCTCCTGGAGTAATTGTTTCGGTAACTAACGTGAAAGAAGTGGTTAGTCAAATTAACTATGAGAGTGACGACGCATACAGGAGAAGAATAATAAGATCAGTTAAAGTTAACACAAATGGAACAGCAGAGTCACTTAGACTATCGGCCCTTTCTGTAAGGGGCGTGAAAGATGTTAGAATAAGGGAAGGTTCTTTTGGTATGGGTTCTTGTGATATTATAGTTGTTCCAGAAAGCGGTTCTTTTCCAAATGGCCTGGAAAGAGAAATAGCACAATCTATACAATCAATAAGACCCGTTGGCATAAGAATGACTGTTAGAGTGGCTCAAAGGATTCCCGTTTCAATATCGGCAAATATCTTATTAACTTCTGGCACAGAAAACGCTGCCACCGGAATAGCTAATCAGGCAGCCTACTTTGCTAAAAAATATTTAAATTCATTTACAATAGGTGATGTTTTAGATATTACTCTATTAAAAAATTCTATAATGTCTGCCTCTGATTTAATTAGTGAAGTTATTATAAATTCAATTTCCGTAAACGGAACTGAAGTTCCAAAAGAAAACTTTCAACTTCCAAGTGAAAGATCATACATGGTAGCCGGACTAGTTGAGCTTTATCCTGCTATAATAGGTTACAGTTAATAGTAGGCAGGTAAAACACAATGCAAGATGAAACTTATTATGTAGTCAAAACTACGTCTGTTGTAAAGGCAAAAAATAAATCTAACGCCAGAACAGCAATTAATGGAGATCAAGAGGCTGGACAGGTATTACTTCAAAAGATTGAAGTAGATGAAAAGCAACAATCTGAAATAGCAAAAATTGTTTCTACATTAGATAATAACATAGGCAGTTTAGAACAGGAAGCCGATCAAAACACCGAAAGTGAACTTTCGGAATATTCTTCTTTTTTAACTGTGAATGAAGAAGTGGTAGATTTTCTTAGATCTGAAAATAAGAGATTAGCAAAACTAGCTGAAAAAAATAAACATGTTAAACAAGAAACTGTGACTTCAGTTTATCAAGCAGCTTTTGACGCATTTTCATCTTTCGAAATGCCCAAAGTAAAAGTAAAAGATTTAAAAAATAATAAACATCATACACCAGAGGTGGCAATAGCAGTTTTGTCAGATTGGCAAATGGGCAAAGTAACACCGACGTATAATACAGAAGTCCTTGAAAAAAGAATAGAACTATATACAGAAAAACTTATTGAAATTACAACGATACAAAGACTACATCACAATGTAGACGAGCTGCATGTTTGGCTTTTGGGGGACATAGTTGAAGGTGAGGAGATATTTGCTGGCCAAAGCCATTTAATTGACTCTGGTTTATACAGGCAGGTTGGGGTTAACGGTCCTAGAATACTTTCCCGATTTTTGATTACAGCTCTTGAGAACTTTAAGAAAGTACATGTTACTGGCGTTATTGGTAACCACGGCGCTGTGGGCGGTAAAATGCGCAAGTCCCATGATCCAGAAACAAATATGGATAGATTACTATATAAAATATTAGAACTAATGTTTGCCAAAGAGGAAAGAATTACATTTAATATTCCCGATGGAAAAGGTGAAAGAAATTGGTACGCAGTAGACAGAATTGGCGACTACGGCTGCCTTTTAATACACGGAGACCAGATGCCATCACCAAGTCAATTCTATGGATACTATAAGAAGGTAATGGGATGGAAGGATGAGGCAATACCAGAAAACTTCGACGACGTATATATGGGGCATTATCATCAAAAGTTCAAAATGACAATAGGAAGTAGTACTGTAAGAATTTCTGGATCACCAGAAAGTCATAACACCTATGCGCAAGAATATTTTAACTCAATGAGCAGACCGTGTCAAGATCTTTTATATGTTCATCCAAACAATGGAGTTACAGCAGAATATACAATATGGTTAGATTCAGCGTGAGGTAATTCTTTTAATGAAAAAATATATCCTTACTCTTACAAACATACATTTTTCAAAAAATGGAAAAGTTTGGACATCTGAGGCTATTGATTTATACGATAATTCTAGTTACACAAATTTTTCTCCAGTAAAATCTAAATTTGGTCTTAATCTCATTGGCAATCGGAACTTATACAGGAAACTATTTAAATTCTTCTTCTCCAACCTTAGATCAATCAATTTACGTAACCGACACAGGCGAAGTAGTTACAGATTTAGATTACAGTCCAATTTATATATTTGAAAATTCCTCCACAGCAACGGGTGGATATCAGATTTTTAATTTTGAAGTTGGTCCAGATGGTTATTGGATAATTTCTCCTGTCAACGCTAATGAAGCGCAAAATCTAATTAGATTTGTTGATACAACATCGAGAATAGATTTAGTATCTTACAAATCATCCTTCTTTAATTCTCCTACATCGGAAGAAATAGAGTATACACTTCAGGTATTTGAATCAGACGACTATCTTAATTCTGCCACTCCTTTCTGGATGCCAAATCAAATTTCTGGATTAACTGAATATTTATTTATTCAAAGGGCAAAAAGATTTGTTAAGTTTGAAATAGAATTTTTTAGTGAACTTTCAGATTCGTACTTCAACGGATCTGCTACGCCAAGTATAGAGTTTTTATTGCTTGTAGAAGTTCAGATATCTGATACAACTCCTCCAAATATTACTGATTCTACTAAAGATATACTTTCAAAATTTCCTTCTTGGACAAAAATGTATGAAGACTCCACAGAAGACGCAACACCGTCACTTGCGATTCCAGAAAGTTTTGGAGGAAAATTTATAAATTCTCTAGTTGGAAATGATCTTGATAAAATTGAATCTTTAATAGACTATCATAATTATTCAAAATCAATTACTGGAGCAAGTACAGATCAAATAACCTGGATATATGCAGCAAACAATTGTCCAGAATTAGTAACTAGAGTTACGGGAGATGGAGTTGAATTGTCTCCCATTAGTAGTTATTCAGAATTTATATCTTACGGATCTCTTGATTATGTATATTATTATTCGCCAGCTGATAGGGTTGTTTTAACCATCAGACCATTTAAATCACTTAAGATAAACGATAGAGTTCTATCGCAAGAAGAAGTTCTTATTTTTAATACATTTGATGAATTTGGGGCAAGAGTTGGTTTATCAAGGTTGAAATTAGAAAGTAATGAAAATTATAAAAAGAGAATACTAGACGTTTATATAAACAAGCCAAGTTCAGATTCCGAATCATTTAAGAAAACATTGAGAAGAGAATTAGATCTATGGAGGGCATTGGGTTCTACTCCGAATTCACAGTTCGCAGGCGCAACACCAAACCTATATGAATTTCAAGATCTAGAAAAATTTACAAAATATTTTCAAGAAAATGGAAATCCAACAGAAGAATTTATTTTGTTTATCAATAGAATAAATAGAGAATATCCAACTAATTGGGGCTTTGTTGATTGGTCTAACCTGATATGGGATTACGCTGGAAGATTATCCGAAGGCGTTTCAAATGTTCCATTTGTTTATGACACCCCTTTTAAAGAAGCAACACCGAAATATTATCAGCCAGGCGTTGGCGACTTGTCCGATCTTGTGATTTCTGTAGATTCATACGATAAAAATATAGATGATGAAATTATATTAAATGATTCTAACAATGAAAAAATATTTCAAAAACAAGCAAAGATAAGATTATCTGGAATTAAAAAAGAAAGTACAAAAACAGCATACACTCCAATTAACGTCGATTTATCGTATTTTTTGGAATACAAATATCCACAAGCAAAGCACGCTGCTACTGTGAATTACTTTGTGGAAATATATTCTCAAGGAACCCCATATTACGCAAACATAACCGACTATCATAGAAACATTGCCGCTCAGTTAAGTCAAATCTCTAGCTCAACACCAAGTAGGTCAGAAGCAAATATAAGACAAATAATAAAACAAAGCGACGAAAGAACAGATCCTTCTATAACATTTAGAAATAAATTAAATAATCAACTGTACCTTGATTACTCTGCAACTCCGTATTTAAATACCATAAGCGTAGGCAAGATGTCAAACGCAAGGGTGGGATATGGACACTTTGCCTACTCCACAACTACGCCAAGGTACGTTATCAACAATCACTCTTCTGAAAATTTGAGCAGATTGGGAATAAAAGCACAAAACAATTCATACACTAATCCATCATATATATTTTCAAAGAACTACGCAAACAGTACAACAGTAAACCCAAGTGCTCCATATTTTGAACTGGCTACACCAAATAGCGGTACAATGCAAGTGCTCTACGGTTCTGATATGTACAGTTTTGATTATTTAAATGCAAATACGAATCCTTCGCAGAAAACAATTAGACTAGCAACCAACGCCTCTTCGCCAGATTATATAACAATAAATCAAAGCACTCCTCAATTTGTTCAAAGTTTTACAGAACTATTAACAAATCAAATATTTGAAAGTATTGATATAAGTTCTCGTTTGGCAACACCAACTTTTCTTCATGTTCACAATGCTAAACCAGATTTTGCTAAAATAAGAAACGATGCAACACCACCATTTAATTTGGAGCTATCAAGATACGGAGGGTATACAGTAAATCCTCAATTTCTATCCTCTTCTTATGTTCCAACTATTTTATTAAGAACGAATACTTCCACTGATGAAGTTTTTTCAACTCCAAAATACGATCTTTCTTCTACTCCGAATAATATTATTTTTTATTGGGATCCAAACTATTCAACAATTAATAATCAATATACAATATTTCAAAATAATCAAAAAACCGCTTTTAAGAATTATCCAACTGTAGTAAATACATGGGGGTATTTTGAATACGAATCATCAACCCCTATAGTATTTAATATTTCACAAAGAGGAATTATTTCTTCAGAAGATGACTTAAATGAATCAATAAAATTAGATGATATTGTTTTAAATAGAGACATTCATAGATATGAATTTTCTCAAATGAATTTAAGTACGCCTTCTCAATACGTTGTTCATTCGATAGAGGCAATAAAAGTCGATAAAGACGATGATTCCTTTGAGGTATACACAGATAAGAGTACGGTTAAACCACTTTATTCCATTTCTCAAGAGCAGGGAATAGATGTTCAAAGTGTAAATTATAAGTCTTCAAATTATTACTCTGAAGCGGTACAGGGAGCGCATGATGATGTATACATAGAGGGAGTGACAATTAGATCTAGATTAGCTTCAGGTGTTAATTCCAAAATAGAATCTGAAATTCACTCTGGATGGTACTTTATTAATAATGAAAATTATTATTTATTCACAAATCCACTAAAAGAAACAAAAGTAATTAACTTAGACAGCGCAACACCAGAAATTATACTTTCAAAAGTTCCAAGACAGGGCGCGCCTGTAATTGTTCAATCGGCAGCGTCCCCAAATATGAACTTTAAACAAATATCATTTCCTGATGAATTTAATAATACACAACTTTCTTTTACAAATGTAGAATACATAGTTGCACAAAACGAAAATAAAATGTTTGTTGGTTATCAAAATATATACAATATAAAAGTGGAAGACTTAGTTGCAAACGAAACTATATTAAGCAACGGTGAAAGTACAACAAATCAAATATCATTTACTGAATCGTTAGTTATTGGAAGAGAATACAAAGTTTCTTATAAAGTAAGAAATTCTTATTATATAGACAACGAATATTACAACACCGCTACCGGTTTATATTCAAAAATAATTTTCAATAGCGCTCCAACAGGCGCATCAAGCGTTTTTTATGTCACATATGAAACAGGTATATTCGATTCGGCAACTCCAACTGGATTGGTTCACTCTCCACTTCATAGTCTTTACAACGAGGGGCACATATATATTGACGAGAATATTTATCCATATAAAGACTTTGCAGTAAACGTATATCCGGGAACAATTTTGGATAACCCACAACAGGATTATATGACAATCACTGTTCAAAGTTTTGATTCTATTCGGAAATCCTAAGCCATATCAAAAATACCTGTTAGAATCAAGTTTGTTATCAATTGATAACCCCGTAGTAGAAACAGATATAGACGGTTTTGCTCATACAAGAGCTAGATACAGTGGCGCCACTCCGGCTACTGTAAATTCCGCAAAACTGTTTGTCACTGGAGCAACAGGCTCATACAGCCAGGCAAATAGTTTAAACAGTAAAGCAACCATTGATTATGAAATAATAAAAACAGAATCATTTGATGATAGTGTTTTTGTTCAACCAACTAAGGGTTTCAACACCGCAAATGGAACCGACGTTTTATATATTGATGGAAAGGTTTCCTCAAAGAATAAGAGCGTTGAAAATATATATGTTTATTATAGAGTAGCTAGAACCGTACTTGAAGCTTTTGCAATACCAACGTATAATTCAGTACTAACAGACGAAAATGGATTTTTTAGAATAGGACCAATAACTGTTCAAAGTATACAAAATCCAGGATATTGGTTTATGGTTATAGAAACAAGCTACAGTCCATCTATTTCAAGCAATCCTATTACTATATCTGGAGACATAACTCATTGGTATGAAGACTCTATTGATGTTATTCTTAACGCAGCTAGGAGAGTTATTTTAAATCAAGAACGATATGAGGCAGATGATTTCATTGAGTTTAGATCAACGCCTTCTTTTAAAGTTAATTATATAACAGGTAATCCAGAAAAAATGTCCGCAACACCAAATGTCACTCTTCCAAAATGGTTTAAAATACCAAGATATACCCAGTATCAAATGGGACTACTTGGTAATGAATATTATTATTTTGATAACAATAAACAAATATATCCAAGTTAGGCTTTATGAAATCTTTTAACAACAACATAGAAAACTCTATAGAAAAAAAGATAAAGAAGAGCCCCAATCTACCCCCGGGTGCTGTAAATCTAGCTTATTTTTCTGCAGAAGACATCAGTCCCTCAAATACTACCGCCGTTGTAGATGCATCATTGACAATCAAAGAAAATTATGTTCAAGCAGAAAATACTCAACTATCTTTGATAGCAAATGAACTTGGAATGTTAGAGGATCCCATAACCGGTAATAATAGATTCTCTTCTGAAAACATACAAGTAACAGATGTGATGAACAGTTTTCCAAATAAAACCGAGTTTGTCAACGTGCCGGATTTAAATAGTAAACCATTTGGAGAATTGTCTAGAACAGATTATTTTTATTCTTATTATGTTAGTAGATACTTTACCGTTCAGGATAATATAAAATCTAGTTCAATTGATTCTTTTACTTACGCTGGTAAAAATATATTTGATATTGTTAGAGCTTCTGAATCTCAGAAGTTTATTCTAGAAGATAATAAAGTAGATATTTCAGATATATATGTGACTTATTCTGACGGATCCCCATATGTTGATGACTCTGGAAAAAATAAATATAAAGTAGTTTTAGAAAAATATACACAAAAATACGTATCAGAAATTGAATCGTTATGTAGAATAATTGTTCTTTTAGAAGACGCAAACCCACCTTCGCTTCTTTTAAATTACAACAAAATTGAATTGACCATTGAAGGCAGTTTGATTAATTCAATTTCCAATTACAGCGAACCAATAAATTCGGTTTTATTGTTCAAACAAGAATCAGAAGAATCAATTGTTGTAGATTATAGTTCCAAACATGATAAAACTTATGCAGTAAAAGACGCTCAAAGTGTGCAAGATAAATTTTCCGTTGGAGGAGTATTTGACTCAAGAGGATATAATTTTTATGTAAATAAAAAAGCAATGCCAGACAATAGAAATTATGAAATATTTAACTGGAGAATTATTGGTAAAATTCAAAGATCTTTTAATTACGCAAACAGATTATCAGATTCAGAAAACGGTGGCATTGTAAACGTTGGTGTAATTTCTATTCGGAAAAAGCGACTACAGTAGTCATTATAAAATATTTAATAAGTTAAACTTAGTTAATAATCCAATAAATATTTATAATTATAAATTTGAAAATCCAATTTCAAAAATTAATAATATCAACCCGAATGAACAGTCTTATTGGATGGTTAATCCAGAATTATGTACTCATGAACAGATGAAGCAGTTTGATTTTTTAATATTAGTTGGAAACACTAACGTCGATATTGAATCAATTGTTTCAAAGATAAAAACTTTCACAGATAATGGCGGATGCCTTTTTATAGAAGTCGAAGGAAATATCAGCTCATCCATTCAGGGCATATTGCCAGCCCCTATTGGTAGTCTTACGAGAAACGTTTCAACTGAAAGCGGCCTTTCTTACGATAGAAACGAGGAGTCTTCAAATTCTGACTTAAATCTTCAATCAAAAAATCAAACTTGGGACATATCTCAATCAATTTTTGATGCCGGCTATGGAGTCTACGGTCGCATTAATCAAACTATTAATGCGTTTTCAAAAGATTTAACAGCGCAATATAGCTCTGTGACAACCAACGTTGGTCCCGTTGTGCTTCAGTTTAAAACAAACGTAAACGAAAGTGGATCTGTTTCTTGTGGAACGATAATATTAAATACAGTTAGCTTAAACGTAAAAGCTGGAGCAGATTATTTGTTTGGTTCTGAGCTATCCGAATCCGCAGCAGCCAATTCCGGAAGCATGGTTATAACTTCCGACGCAGAGGGACCACTAAAATTCTTTTATAATTCTATTATTGTTGGATTAATTTCTAAATATTATACGTCTTCAAATAGTTCTGGTTCTTCATCTCCAACTTTGTTAACGCCAGTTCTATTTCATTCAACAAGCTGGAAAACTTCTTGGCTTCTTAACGGAATTATAACAAATGATAAAAATCCATATAATGATATTTTAATAAAAAATGATTATATAGATGAATACGCAGAATACAAATTTACAGTAGAGCAGAATGGTGATCTCTATAGGCAATTAAGTGATAAAACAATTGAAGAAATTTTTATAGAAGAATTTTCCAGAAGCGTACCTAGTTCATATGGGCAATTTTATTCTACAAGTAATGACAAAATAACTTATTTTATTGAATTTACAAATTCAAGCGTAAGTGCAAAAAATGGAACCTATCTTCCAAATTCTATAGCCCAAGGTGTAACAACTCCGTATAAAACATATCAAATTCCAGCTAGTTCCGTTAACCAGCCCGCTTTTGCAAAGACCACAACAATATCTCCACCTTTAAATATTCCTTCTAATTATGGTCTTTTTTATATCAAAGATAGATTTAGGAATATTGAAAATAGAAGAGAATATGAATCAAACATTGTAAACGACAATGTTCATAATTATACCTATGGTTTTAAAACTGAATGGAAAAAGGTAGTAAGCACTGAATCATCTTTGTCTTTTGACATGTCTTACAATATAGATTTTACAATACAGGTTCCAATTACTATTAAATCCTGGAGACTTGAACGAACGATCATTGGAAGAAAATCGATACCTGAAGGAGAACCCCTCAATGCATCTTTCATAACACCATTTCCATCTTTAATTAGAAAGAACATTGCCAGAACGGGTTATCCATTAGGAGCTATAAATACAAATATATCTTCAACTTATTTGTGCAAGCAAGATATAACTGGATATGAAAATATACACAATCCAATAAATAAATCAATATTTAATCATTTTCCATATACCGGCGATATTGATTTAGGAAATACATCTCATCAATATTCCCACAATGGAAGTGGCAATGATGAAAATTCTGGTCCGTATGTTCACTATATTCAATGGACACTTAGATTAAGTGGGCAGAACATTGTTACCGATGGACAATTTGGCCCACAAACAAAAGCAGCTGTTATAAGTTTTCAGAAAACTTACAAAGCCGCCGTTATTGATGGAACTGTTGATTCAGAGACTAAATCAATCATGGCATATTTTTGGGGCAAGGCATATAACGGAGGAATTCTCGGTCAATTTAAGAATCAAATCAGTAGATATTATAACAACACAGTTAACAGACCAAACGTTGGAAAAAAAGTTCTTCAGTATATAGACGCTGCAATACAGGCAGATCCTGTAACTACTGCAACTACTGGTAATATAAAAAGAATATCCTATTCTGGAGCTCCACTTAAAACTCCGTCATCAATAGTCGGAGTTTTTGTAATAGCTTTACCATCAGCTTTAACAAAAAGAACAATTAAAACAAAAATTAACAAGATAACAGTATCTTCAGGAGATACAAATATATCGGTCGAAAGCGCAGTAATGTACAAGGAAGAGTTTTTTGGCCCTGGTAATTTTTATACTGTAAATAATGAAGAGTTATTAAGGAAGGTTCCAGCCAACGGTGGACTAAATGTATTAGGTGGCAACGTGACTTTTGTTGGAGCAAACAACTCAAGTGCAATTAATATAAATGTTGAATACGAAATTGGAAGTCCATATAAATATTTAGTCCTAGCTGTTAGAGGTTCAAAACTCCCCAACGCTAAGTACGGTTCAGCTCAAGGCATATTTATAAACAATATAGCATTTGAATACGAGCCCGATCCAGGGCAGACGGAGGGTGAGCCGGAATATGGCGACGTACCAAAAGAAGCAGGAAGTATAAATGTAAATGGGTACATAGATGTAACTGCCACTAAGTCGGTGCACGGTTTAACCATAGCAAATACTCCAAAAGATGAAACAATAACAAGTGCAAATTATTATTCTCTTCCACTAACAGTTCGTGATTTTTATTACATAAATCAAGAAAATCAAAAACAAACATTTACATACAAAGAAGATTCTCCAACAAGAATAATTTCTGGCATGGCGCTAGATACCAATAGCGTTTCTCAAATAAATTTTTTAATTGGAACCACAAACGAATGGGGAGAAGTAACTGTCAATCTTTCTAGAGGAATTGTGGCTCCAGAGGAATCAGTAACAGTTCATACAAAAAAGGTTGCACCAACTGGACAAACGCCCAGTGCCTCTAGTGCGTACATCGATTATATTCAATTATTGCTTCCAGAGTCTCAATCAAATATAAATGGAACTAGTCAATTTGTTGTTAAGTATGATGTTGACATAAGTAAGATTTCACGAGAAGTTTTTTACGGTGGAGAAACAACCATTGGAGAACATAGACACCTCTACGCCTCTTTCTTGACAGCTGGAGAACCTAAAACAAATAAAGTAAGCCCAACAAATAAAAACACTGTAGACTACTTAGCTGGAATAGTTTGCTTGTGCGACAGTCAGGGTAGGCCGGTTGGTTTTCCGTCGACCTTTACAACCTCTTCTACTGATACAAGGTCGGAAAATATAACAAATATTTACGTTAAAAAAACCAACTCTATGCCGACCTCCGACGAATTAGGTTTAGTCTACGGATTTTATGATATTTCTACAAAAAAATTATTAGGAAAAAATATTTCCTATTCAGAGTATTTAGAAAGAAACGGAAAAGATAATATATATATTGCAGTTGTAGCAATAGATTATGATGGCAATACTTTGGTCGATGATCTTGATTTTTCTGGATTTTCCACCATTCCAGTTTCGATATCAAGAGTTCCTAACAGAATAGTATGCCCAGTATATAATGTCAAATTTCAAAATAGGGCATCGATACAACTATTTAAGCCGCAAAGCTATTTGGATAAAAAATCAGAATGGCATGTTGGAATAAGCGCTGGCTCTTTTACTAAAGATTTTCATCTTAATGTTAATCAAATTTATAATCAAGATTTACTGTGGATTAAAAAATATTTTGATTCAGGTACAAGTACTAAGCCTGAAGTAGCTGTTAGATGTTTCTATGATACTTTCTTTTATTCTAATTCTGGTTGGTCAAAAATTTTAGGCAAACCATATGCAGACATATATGAAGAGAAACCGTTAATTTTGGATTCAAAAACAATAAAATTAAGACAAACGCCTGTTGCAGCGATTCACGAACCCTCTGAAGATATCACATTGTTCGGTTCACCAATAAAGCCATACGTATTTATATATACGAGAGAAAGCGTTTCGTCACCTTGGGTCAAGGTTGATTTTTCCGATATAGCCATATTTGACTGCCATACCGGTTTGATACAATTTAAAAGATCACTTGTACCTAATGATATTAATTTAATTAAAGTCAATTATGCGGTAGAGATTTCATATAGGCCGATAAAAATAATAAACAACAAAGTTGTCAACCTAAATCCTTACTTAGATAAAAAAAATATTAAATTTAATAAACCAATTTTTTTCTACATAATTCCAAGAAGCATAGAGATAGTTGGCAAGAGGAGTCTGCAGTCTTCGTATAAAGAAATAATTGAAACGCAATCAACATTGGCATATACGGAAGACGGAAGAATTTTTGACCCAGGTCATCCATTATATAATCCATTTGCCATTTTAATAAGTACTATATACGTTGTTGATCGCAATGTCTTAGATTCTTTTAAATTAAACGACCTAAGGCTAAAAGGTGGCGGGCTATCCTATCAGTATGATTCAGTTGAAATTATTAAAAATATACCCAGTGCAAGATCGTTTTGGGACATTTCAGGACCAGACGGCTATGCATACGTTAACAGTGGCTATTTAATAATACAATTACCAAGTAGTTTAAAGAACCATATGAGCAACGCAAAGATAAGAGAAACAATAGATTCCGCAATAACAGCTGGAGTGGTGTACGAAATTCAAGACTACGACGGTAATCCATGGGGAGATTTGTAAAATGAAAAGTTCTTTTCCGGATTCTATTAAAACTTATTCTCTTGGATCGCGTAAAACTATTTCTCAATTAATAATTTCCGCAAAAAACGACCAAAGAAGCGTTGCGTCTATATCCTCAGTTCTAAAAAATATTTCTTCAATAGGAAAATATAATGGTTTAGACATACAACCTTATTCCTTAGTTTCTTTTGAATTGTTTTTAGATTTTTTTAGAGATATGAACTTAAAAACTTTACAATATTACGATGCAATGAATGGAATAAGCACACTCTTCAATGGTTACATTGAGATACTTAACTCAGAGTTATCAAAGTTAGATAAAAATATAAAAGAATTAGAAACTTTTACTAATAACTTTTCTTTTATTTCTGGAGAAGATGATCTTTATAATGGTAATTTTATTGAATCATTTGTTGACGATTCAAACTCTTATTTTTCAGAATCATTTCAAAACAAACAATACGATAGAAACGGATTAGAGCTAGACCCCCAGTGCTTTGGGATCGTCGACAGTGTTTCTGGAACATTAAAATCAGGAACTGCTTTTATAAATAATAATTACGTTCCAAAACTTGAAAGTTATGAGAACAATTTCAGCTCGTATATTTCTTCCAGTTCTGATATAACAAATCTTTTTAGTGATAGTTCAAACAAAAGCTGGAACGTAACCGTGAAGGCTCCTTCTGTTATTACTTCTTACAATAAAGATTTTAACGAAATTAATTATAATTTTTCAAACATTAAGGGAGCCAATGCTTCGCTAACTTTCGTTTTTGAAAATCCACAAGAAATGAATGTTATGAGAATTGCCCCAAATATGGGCACTAATTTCCAGTTGATTCAGGTAATAATTTATTCTGCAATCAATCCAACAAATTCTAGTCCAAGCAATTCTTCGCTAAATAATTCTGAAAATAAAACATTTCTATTAGATTCTCCCTTATTGATAGAATCAATAAAAGATATTTCTTTTGAAAAATTATTGGTTAAAAAAATAAAATTAGTTATAAATCAACCAAAATACAAAAGAATTACCAATACCTCAAGCGCATCAGATAATCAATCAAAAACCATCAACGCCTATATTCAAATGATTAGAAATGCTAGATCAAAAAAACACGATAAGCTTCAAGATGTTGTTTATTCTTATTTTACTAAAAGAAATGAAATATTTCAATTATCATCTAACGTAGATTATATTCCAAATTATTATTCCTATAGATATCCATGTGAAAATACCGAACCACTATACGGTTCTTTGCATGAGTTTTTGTCCTCTAAAAAGAATTTCGTAGAACTATACAATAAAGATAAAATGCAGAACACAAATAAACTATCCCATATAGTTGAGTCAGTAGTTGCCTATGTTCTTGGGAATAAGTATAGAATGAGTTCAAATTATTACATTGCTTCAAGGCCGACGCAAGATTCAAACAATATTGGATCAGTTGACTTTCTTGGATCTATTCAGATAAATAATCTTCAGTCGTCTCATGGAGTAGAATGGCAAAATAATGATCCATATTTTGCAGTTTCAAATGAAAAAACAGCTCAACAATTTCTGTCCAGTTTAGATGTTACAAATTCTTATGAGTATTTATTTTCTATAAAAAACTTGAAGTTTGGGAACATATCACATTCGACAACTTCTAATAATTCAAATTCATACAATAATTCCGTGTCATCTAAAACTGTATTTATTTCTAAGCCAATTGATTCTAGCGGACACGTAAATAAGGTAAAAATAAAATCTAATTATTTTCTTACAAAAAATACAAATAATCAAAGTGATTTAAATACAAGCGCAACAATAGAATTTTCCATAAGTTCAAACGTGAATGCGCAGAAAGACATTGACTGGATACCCATCCTTCCCTATGATCAAGACAAAGTATATGGAGAGTTACTTTTTCCCTCTAGCGTAAACGGCTTTGCAGAACTGCGCTTTGCAGCCAAATCAGAAACAATTAAGTTGTATAAAAATGGAATATTATTACCAGACAAATCCTTTGAAGTTTCAAATTCGAGATCGGTAAATAGTATTAATATAATAAACTATAGGACACATGACAAATATGTTGTAGAGTATATCCCACTTGATATTGATTCAACTAAGGAAATAGATTTCAGTTCTAGATTTATTCAGAGTTATTCAACCACCACATATATCTCCAATGGTGGATTGGGAGAAGTTGTTTCTAGTACTGGAGCAGAAAATACTGTTAGATTAAGTTACGACCCATGTGTAAAATATGCAAAGTTCGCCAATCACACTTATTCTTTCTCTTCTGGGACTATTGGAATAGGCGGTACAGAAACATATTCTCCACTAACAGTTATATTAGAAGATGGAAAACCAGCAGTTAATTTAACAAACTATTTACCAAATAAATATGTAAAATATAGATTACCAGACAATTTTATCAATGAAACATATTATATACATTCAGGAAATTCTATAACATTTAGTAAAAGAGTATCAAATGCAAGAGTGATTTATGATTATATTCCTGGATCTTTGAGATATAAAATAGTTATTAGAAATTTGTCCTCTTTGGACAACAGCTCTTATGTTGATAATTTTATAATGAAGTATCAACAAAGCGCAAATGATAATTTAACGAACAAACTGCTGAAAGTGACATAGTATATGGCTCAGTTTTCTCCAACAACAGTTACTTATGACAGAATTGTATATAAAATATCTAAGTTTTTTGACGATTATTATAATCAAAAATTTAAAAACTATGAGGAATTTAACGTAAATTTTCAAAACCTTATTCAAGAAATAGATAATTCCAACGTTGGAGTTATAACAAAGTACGAACCCTTAATTAAACGGTCAACCGCCAAGATCAGGGCCAATCTTAAAATTCGCCGAAGATATTTCAGCTGATTCTGCAATAATTTCAAGACAAATAGATTATCTTAGAGCAAAGATATACAATGTGTTTAGCTTATTTACTTCTGAAATTTCTAAAGAAAGTAATTCTCTAGAAAAAATTAATTCAAAACTAAAAATACTTCAACTATATTCAAAAGGAAGCAGCGAAGATATATATTATCTTGGAGATTCTTTTGAAAACATGGAAAATGTGGACCTTACTCAAAAATACAATTTTTCAATTGGATCTACAATAGATGGATATTTAACTCTTCCGGTTATATCTGGGGCACAGTGGACAATTGGTTCGGTTTCAATTAAGAGTAAAGATAACAACGGAAACATTTTGTCAAATGGAACAAGCGGAAATTTTCATATGGCTATTAGAAAAAACGTAAGCGACAATCCAAATTCGAATAATCAAGAAGATTATAAATTTATATTTGAAGAAAGAATAGTAAATAATTTAAACAATATATATCTTGACTCTAATCCAGAAACATATTTTGAATTTGAAAAACTAAAAGTTTCTAATTTATTAGGCCCAAATTATGACTTTGAGTTTCAATATTTAGATAGAATTAATAATAGAAATTCTTTTATAAACTGGAATCAAGCTGATAATACCCCACTAAAATTAGTTATAGAAATGACAAAAGGAGACAGTTTATCTTCTCCAGCTAATTCAATTTCAATTCAACCGTTTTTTGGATACGATAACAACGTTTCTGTAAACTTAAAAATTACAAGCGTAGTGCTTGAGAGTTCAGATTCAAATGGTCAAAAAATAGAAGAAATAATATCGAAACCAATTATAGTTGGCACTTCCGTAGTTCCAACTGACGTGCAGAATTCTGCATATTATTTTTATAAAAAAGCAGTTATCAAATTTGCCGAAAGAAACCTACTAAAAGCTACAGTAACTTTTGAACAAAATCAATCTTCGCCAATAACAATAAAGCATGCGTACTGGAAGATAGCAAATATATATAGCTCTTTTGATTTCAACAATTCTTCCGAAGAATATGCCTATAGGCAGTCGTTAACCAAAACTGCCCCCCCTGGTGTTTGGGCAAAAAATTCAAGGTTTTCTCCTAATATTATATTTTCAAGAAATCAACTAAGTAATATTTCCGGAGTAGACTCAACCATATCTTCTCTCGTTCCGCCAATTACTAATCCAGAAATCGTTGGCTCATCTTCTCGCTCTTCCAGGAACGTTAACATTAGCGGAGATACACAAATTTCTTATGGATATTATTTAATGAAAGTATTTGATAAAAAACAAAATAAATATATCTATATAGATTTTCTTAAAACCTTAAATACAACAGAGTACGAATATGAAAAGACACTAGTTCCTCCCAATAAGGAGATATTTGAAGATTGGTGGCCAGCATCTTTTAAAATACAAGGCTACGAAAAAGAAGGCGACGAACAACCAAAGAGATTTTTTACGGGAAGTAAAACCATAGACCCAAATGATTCCAAATGGGCAACTCTGACACTACCGTATGCAACCAATCCAGATTATGTTCCCCCTTCTGGAACAGAGAAGATACCGGAAGCAGTGTTTGATTGGTGGATGATGAAATATAAATTAATTGGAGTCACGAAATTGCCATCATATTTAAACGAAGATAAGCCAGCATACTATCTTGGAGAGTTATATACTAACACTGCTTCTCAAATTGAATCTGAATATGTTGAAAAAACAGCTGCAGTAAAAGCTAAATATAATTTGACTTTAAACAAAGAATATGAAATCCTAAGCAATGGACAAAAAATAGATGACAAAAGTATTGAAGCCAGAAGATGGTTTATTGGCCTAAGAGATATTTCAGTATCTTCAGAGGCTTATCAAAATCAATGCGAAATAATATCTAAACCGTACAATTTCTTGCAGCCAATCGAATACCTCATGCTGTATTCAGATTACAGTATTCCAATTATTGACTCAAGAAATGAAGATTATCATCCAATATCTTACTATGTATCAATAGACGATGGAGCATCATGGCTTCCAATAAGTCCAGCTGAGGATCCATTTAGTTTTCAAATTCCAGAAATATATTGTTTTAATAGTTCAATTTTATCTGAAAATAGAATACCCGGAGTAGCGTATTTGTCAAGCCCAAAAAAGGTAAATTCAGTTAGAGTAAAAATAGTTCTAAAAAAACCATACAATACTAATGGCACTCCAAAAGTAAATTATTATCAGTTAGCAGTAAAGGTATTAAGAGTATGATAGAAGATATTCAAAAAGCAAGATTTTTAAACAATTTATACAAATCGTATTACGCGTATGGCAAAAAAATAGACGAAGCTTTGTTAAAATCTCTCTACGCAGAGTACTTTTCCGAAAATCCAGCTGGATCACCACTGCAACTATATGCCGAAAACTTAAGATATGATACCACTGCAAATGTAGATATCGTAAATGACATGATGGCAAAGGCGATATTTAATATGGACGTGCTGTATGACGCCTCTTACGAGGCGATAGAAGATCTATACGCTGCTGTTTCATCTTTAAATAATAGAATTGATTCGCTGAGAGCAAGAAGGGTTAAGATAGAAAAAACAATAGATGATTTTCTATTTTCGATAACAAACACAGATGGTTTTTACGCTTCTTTTACGGAAGAATTTCAAGACATTGATTCAATTGACGTAAAATATTCTACAGCATACTTGGATTCCGATTCAAGATCTATATCTCTTCCAAGTCTAAACTCTGGTGCATTTAATCAAGTTGCAAATAACATAGCCACTGCAAATAACGCTAAATATTCAATATTTTTTAATGGACAAAATGTAAAAACAGATACAGAAATTGGCCCAGAAGCGTCTCTAATGTTTGACAATTTAAATGACACGTATTGGAAGTATACTCACAGGTCAAATTCTCCTGGAATATGTACAATGCAATTAGATATTTCCGCAATTTCTTCTTCTTCAATATCCAGAATACAGGGAAGAATATCTTCTGATAAAAAAGTTAACATTATTGCACAGCTGTCATCAACCTCATCTGAACGCGGATTGCCGCTATATTCAAAACAATCTGAGTCCGATTTTGACAATTTTGTTTTTCAATTTGATCCGATAAATGTAAATTCAACTAGCTTGTTCTTTGTGAAAAACGAACCAGATAGAATGATTGCAGTGGGAAACTCAGTGTCGTATGAATATGATTTTATTATTAGAGATATTATAATGTCTGGAATGTATTTCGACACTAGCGCAATTTATGTTTCGCCCCCAATTAATATATCTTATAATGATAATAAAAAAAATGTAATCGACGCCGTTTCAATTGAAGTAGCTTCTCAAAACGATATATCAAATAATGTTTCATATTACGTGGCCAAAGACAACCCAGACGCTATAACCATAGATGACTTTAAGTGGATTCCAATATCACCAACCAATCAAGAAAATAAGTCATACTCAACTGTGGTATCTTTTAATGGATCTTCTCAAAATTATAAAACAATACTAGAAAATAAAGAAGACTCTGAATTTGTTTTAAAAAATATTTCAAAAACTACGCAGAAAGATATTCCAGGATACGAAAATATTTCAATCTGCAAAGTAGCAAAACTTAATTCTATTTCTGAGCAAATAGTAGAACCATTTATATTAGAGGGTTATAACAAATTTACCTGGTATAAATATAAGTATGAAAGTAATTTGTGCGAAAATTTATCAAATTGGAAAAACATAATCGCCGAAGAAAAATTAAACAGAATAATAAAATCTACTTACAGTTTAGGTTCAACTTCATCTTTTTGGTCTGCTCCTTCAATAAATGAAGGCGGTAGTGTTTTAATAGATTTCAATATAATTGTTGGTTCAGATTTATCTATACAAAAAAGTCTTACGAAAGATGATGACAATAGTTCAAATTGGGACATGGCAATTTATTTAAATGGAGTTATTATTAAAAGAATAAGGCCAGGAATAAGAATGGATAATATTACTTGGAATTTTAAAAAAGGCGCAAACAACGTCAAGATATGTATTGACGCTCAACCAAAAAAATCGGTAGCTTCGCAGCTTGGACTATATGGATCGTTCACCCTTATGCAACAGTCTAGAATTTCAGAATATGGATTTGTATATCAGAATTATATGATGTATATTAATAATCAGTTATTTAGACAAGAAAATGAATTAATAAAAAATAGTTTTAGTATTGATAAAATAGATACAATAAATTATATTATATCAAATAGGCCATTAGTTGATGGTTCAAGATTTTATTATACAACTACTTCTGATTCATCTGATGTTCAGTCTATGAGAGTGAGAATAAATATGACAAGAGAACTTACTAGTCCAAAGGCATCTCCAATTATAACTTCTTATAAAGTTAAATTTAAAAGATCCGATTCCCTTCAAAATAGGGCATTAACAGAAACTTCTAAAATCTTAGCACCAAACAATAGAGGATATTAATAAAATGGAAAACTATTTTTCTAATGAAAAAGATAAAAAAAATGATATTTATCAACCACTTTTGTCTAGGTCTAGACAAATTTATAGAGGGCCAAGAAATTCGGAGCAAGAAAACCTTGAACAGGATCAATTGGTTATAGATATAGCTAGATTAAAGAAAAAATTGTTAGAAATAGAGAATAAATTAAATAGTATGTCAAATGAATTTTATTTTCATAATTCAGCCACGCCTAATACTATTCCAGCAACACCGATATACAACGCTTACTATAAGATGTATTCAGACGCTACGCCATCTTATTATTTATCGAATGATACCTTAGAGCTATCGGCAATTATTACTAGATTAAATAGAAAAATAAGTATACTAGAAAGCTAGGAAATTCAAATGACAGAAATAATAAATACCCAGAAAAGAACGAATCAATATGGTGGAAACTATAGTTCGGCGGACTATAATAAAAGGGTTGAAGAAAACTATCAAGATTTAGTTTACTTATACAATAAATATAATGCAATCGATGCTAAAGTGGACGAAAGTTTCGTTAGAATATCTAAGGATCAAATTTTTCTAACTAGAGCTATCAAAGACCTTATCGACAGAGTATCTGGTCTTGAGGCGGAAGAAAAGACTACATCTATACATTCTTTCTCGCAAATAGATAACGCACGATTCGCCTCAGAAGGCACCTTTGCAATAGGAACATCAGAACAATTAACTTTTAATTCAATATACAATTATTTAACTCTTCCATTAATATCTGGCTCAAGCGTATCCGTTTTAAAAAACCATAATTCAATTGGAGAGCAAGTAATTCCAGATTATTTAAAATTTAAAGTTCAACCAATTGCCTCAATTGACGGAACAGGAGCGGTAATAAACACCACTCCTCCATATTACGCAGTTTACGATAGTCACAACAGGGTTTGGTCCAGATCAGTGGCTGTAGATCAGGCTTCGGTAAATGGTGCCCTAATGAACTTCTATATAAAAGTTCCACAAAACACTATAAATCAAAAAGTAAATACATTAATGTTTTCTCCATATCCAATAAATTCAGTTGATGTAATATCTCTTGAGTATACGCAAAAATCAAATCCAATATTATCGGACTCGGACGGATGGAAGCCAATCAACGAGTACTCGCTTTACAGCAATGACCCTTCCGCTGTCGGCTATGTTCCCCCTGGCGGCTGGAGCAGAGCTACTATATCAGACACTATTTTAAACTCGGGTCCATTACATTTTCACTTTAATGTATCACAAAGTGACAATAAACCGATAACGGCTTTTAAGATAGTTCTTAGACAAAGAAACTACATAAAAGAAAATAATAAATACATTTATACATATGGTCTTTCCGATCTAGATTTGCGAATAAATAAATACCTAGAAACTGGAAAGGCATTTATTAAGTTTAATGCGCCAACTGGTTCGCTAATATATACTGTTGATTCCGTATCTCCAAAAATATACAACGTACCCTTAAGTATTATGAATACAGTATTTTCCTATAGGGCAGTTTATCCGACCGCCGCTGGAGGATACAGCCTAAGCCCACAAGGTGGCTCTAGCTCTATTTGGATAGAGGTTACTTTAACAAAAACAGAAAATGGTACTGCGCCAATTTTAAATGATCTTGTTATTAAATATAGTTAAATTAGCTATAATTAGTTACTATTAACAATAGTCAATTTATTGAATTAAAAATAAAGGAGCAACAATGCCAACGTTTTATGTAGGACCAAGACCAGTTTTGAGGGGCGTCAATACTAAGGACTTAATTAATCCGTTTAAGGGTACCGCAGGAGTATATTCATACTACCCACTTTTTGCAAAGGGAGTTTTAGATGGCGCACCAGACAACCATTATGTTCCGGGAACTGGTAGACATCCTGGTAATGTACTGTTGTCTCAATTGTTTAATGGCACAATACTTTATGTTCATCCTCTTTCCGGCACATTCCCAGATGGTACAGCCACGTATGACGGTGCAAGATATAGGCCTTTTGAATTTAAGGGACTGGAATCAGCAAGAGCGTTTGGTTCGAACTTTGGACATGCGGTAGACAGAGTTAACGATTACTCTCTTTACAGTAATTATAAATTTGATGGTGTAGCTTCAGCAGAAGTTTTTACTGCAAGCTACGGACACGCCCCTAGATCAGATTCGCATGGCGCTCCAGCATCGTTTGGACTGTTTAGGCCTGATGCGACAAACGGCGTGCCAAGTGCTACTATATTTAGTAGTGGATACGGACAGTCAAATGCATCTGGAGATTATGGAAGAAAGAAAGTTAACGAACACTTCGGAGTTCCTTCTTCAAAAGCTCTCTAATTATTTCAGATCTCCAATAGCCCTAGATAGAGACGAACGAATTTCTGGCGCTTACGCTTGGTTAGTTTTGATAGTGTTTGTTTTTTTGTATGATTTATTTTCTATAAAAACAAATAAATCAGAAACAATGACAAGATATTTTTGGAGAGTAAGCGATAAAAGAATAAAAAAGGTTGTTTTACTACTTACTTGGTGTACTTTAACCGGACATTTACTTTTTGAAAAATCAGTTAGAAGAAAAATATTTTCTACTTTTGCTCAGAAAAGCTAAATTCAAACATACTATATAGATACGCTTTTGATATAATATACAACTAAGTGGAACTGAAAGATCCCGCCACTAGGGCGGGATTTGTTATTTTACTACATGAATATACAAGTTTTCAGCAAAATAGATGGGTTTAAGTATGTCGGATTTACTAGATAGAGTTTCAAAAGAAGATAGTATTCCAAAAGAACTAGCAGAAGAATATTTAAAAATATATGTTGCCGACATAGAGTGGGGCGTACACATAGATAAGCTTTGGAATAATTTTTATAATAAAAATAAAAATGTAGACGAAGCAAAAACAATGGTTAAAAAAACAATTAGTTGCGCCGTGCTTTTACCTAGCCTGGAAAGCACAAAAATACCAGACACTCCACAATCTCTTTTATTCTGGTGCACTGCATGGGCGCAGTTCAAGGAAAGAGAATGGTTCGAACTTTTTAAAAAAACCGTAGAAGAAGATATACAGATAAAAAATAATAGAAAAAAAATAATATCTGTTCGGCATTATCGATCCAATAGATTACTCTCCACTTACAAGACAAGCTTACAACTGGCTTTACAATAAGGCAGAGGAGTCTAATTGTATAAATGATTTAAACAAGAATGCAATTTCTAATAAGCTAAAAAAGCTTGTAACAATATATGGCGGCGTAGTAATTAATAGCATTTTTATTAGTCACGAGAACGCTTTGGAGAAAGTAATAAATTGGAGAAGTGGGTATTTTTTTGAAAAACAAATACACAAAATTTATAGTGTTGATAAAATAATAAAAATTAAAAACATGGAATTTACAAAAACAAATTCTAACTATATAAAAAAAATTGGAGAAAAAAATGTTATTAGAAAATGAAAATGGAAATCCGGATTTATCACCAGTAGTTACAAAAGATTCTATGTTTTCATTTCATTTGACAGACGAATTTGTAAATACCTATAGAACAAAACCTTCTCCGTTTGGCTATAAAGACGCCGGTGGAAATAGCGTTGGCGAAATAACTTTCTTAAGAACCTATAGCAGAATAAGAGACGACGGCACTAAAGAGACATGGGTTGACGTATGTGAGAGAGTAATAAATGGAATGTATTCTCTTCAAAAAGATCATTGTAAAAAAAATAGACTTCCATGGAACGATGCAAAAGCTCAGGCCAGCGCAAAAGAAGCCTTTGATAGGCTATTTACGTTAAAGTGGACGCCGCCTGGTCGTGGATTATGGGCAATGGGAACAGCCATAGTTAGCGTTCAGAAAAACTCAGCTGCACTGCAAAACTGCGCTTTTGTTTCTACTGCGGAAATGACAAAACTTAATCCAGCAAGACCGTTTGCCTTCTTAATGGAGGCTTCGATGTTGGGTGTGGGTGTCGGATTTGACGATAAGGGGGCAGATAAAGATTTCTACATATATGAGCCAACTCAGGAGGAAACATATATTGTTCCAGACACTAGAGAAGGCTGGGTCGAATCATTAAGCTTACTGTTAAACTCCTTTCTTAAAGAAAATCAATCAAAATATTCTTTTGATTATACAAATATTAGGCCATCTGGCACTCCTATAAAAACATTTGGAGGAATAGCAGCAGGACACGAACCTCTAGAAAAAATGCATAACTATATAAGAAAAATGTTTAGTGGAAGAAAAGGTCAAAAACTTACTCGCATTGATATAGCAGATATAGGAAATCTAATCGGAGTATGCGTTGTATCCGGGAATGTTCGTCGTTCAGCGGAGCTTCTCATTGGAAGACTTGATGATCAAGATTTTTTAAACTTAAAAAACAAAGACAAGTTTCCAGAAAGAAATTCTTACGATCCATCAGCACCGGGCTGGGGTTGGATGTCAAATAATTCCATAGAAACAGAAGTGGGCAAGGACCTGACTTCAATAATAGAGGGAATCTCCCTAAACGGTGAACCTGGGGTTATATGGATGGATGTGTCTAAAAAATACGGAAGACTTATAGATCCGCCAAACAACAAGGACCACAGAGTTGCTGGCTACAATCCGTGCGCAGAGCAGTCACTTGAGTCTTACGAGTGCTGTACGCTGGTCGAAACCTATTTGGGTAGACATGAAAGCTTAGAAGACTATAAGAGAACTTTAAAGTTTGCATACCTATACGCAAAGACAGTTACTCTTTTGCCAACTCACTGGGAAGAAACTAATGCGATCATGCAAAGAAATAGAAGAATAGGCGCCTCTATGTCAGGCGTCGCCGACTTTGCCGATCGCCACGGCATGCCCATCCTGAAAGAGTGGATGAACCAGGGCTATAAAACAATTCAAAGATATGACAACGTCTACTCTGAATGGTTGGGGATAAGAGAATCTATAAAGATGACAACTGTTAAGCCATCAGGAACTGTATCAATTCTTGCAGGAGAGTCACCTGGCGTTCACTGGACACCAGGTGGAAAGTTCTTCAATAGAACAATCCGATTTTCAAACGAAGACCCCATGCTGCCTCTTTTTAGAATGGCAAACTATAGGGTCGAATCAGCTTCAGAGTCTCCCGATACAACTTCAGTAGTATATTTTCCAATTAAATCACAGGCTATTAGGTCAGAAAAAGATGTGACTATTTTTGAAAAAATGGCTCTTGCAACTACCGCTCAAAGATACTGGTCAGATAACTCTGTTTCTGTTACTGTTTCTTTTAATAAAGAAACCGAATCACATCACGTTGGGACAGTGCTACACATGCACGACGGTCAATTGAAGACTGTTTCATTCCTTCCTAGCGGAAACGACACCTATCCTCAAATGCCGTACATGCAAATTACTGAAGAAGAATATTTGGAGCAAACTAATAGGCTGCTTTCAATTGACCTGGCCGAAGTGTACGCGGGTAGGGCAGCCGATGCAGTTGGCGAGCGATATTGCACTACAGATTATTGTGAAATAAAACTTACCCAAGACAACGTCAGTTCAATTTAGGATAAAAAATGAGCAATGAAGAGAACATAGATAGGATTTTTTCTTACATAGCAGAAAACGCTAATATGGAAAACTTAAACGATATTTTAAATGAAGAAAAAATATCTCATGCAAAAAACTATCTTAATATAATTAATTCTTTAAATAATTTAGTTGTTCATATTAGTTCTATGACCGTAGATATATTAAACGATCCAAAATTTTTGATAGATATTGAAATCTATGATATGATAGAGAAGATATATTTACTTTCTGAGGATTTAACTTCAATGATAATAAAGAAATATTATTCAATAACTTTAGAAGAACTAGAAGAAATAGAAAATCTATTGGATAATGAAAACGGAGAAAATGAAGAAGATGATAAATGAAAACGTAAGTGAACTACCAGCTCAGTTAGATTCTAGTTTGGATAAAGAAGAAGAAAAAATTGTATACGTATTAAATAATGGATATGTTAGATTAGTTGACTACATGGGGTCTGATGTTTCTGTCGCAAACGCAGCAAGAGCCTCTTTCGCTAAAGAAAATAAGACTAAAGAACTAACAACATCAGATGCAAGACTGATTAAATATTTAGCAAGAGAAAATCACATGTCCCCCTTTAGGCATGCTTTTATTACTCTCGAATTTAAAGCTCCCCTTATGGTTGCAAGACAGCATTGGAAATATGTTGTTGGGTCAGATCATACTATGGATTCGTGGAATGAGTCTTCAAGAAGATATATAACTATGGAGCCAGACTTTTATTTGCCAAAACCAGAAGAGTGGAGACTGGCTCCAGAAGATAAAAAGCAGGGTTCCGCAGGCTTAATGTCGCCGTGGGATGGTTCTATTTTTACAGAACAACTAAAAAGATACATAGAAACAGGGGAAGCTCTTTATAAAATGGCCTTAGACAATAATGTGGCCCCAGAACAAGCTAGATTATTCCTTCCGGCCTATGCTCTAAATGTTGTCTACAGATGGTCATGCAGCCTGCAGTCCGTTGCCCTGTTTTTGTCTCAACGATTAGCCGATGAAGCACAAAAAGAGATACAATTATATGCAAATGCGGTTTACAGACTTGTGCAACCTATATATCCTGTTTCGATATCTTCTTTGATGAACTCAGAATAAAATGAATTTTGCGTTAAATATCTTTTCTATTTTGCTATTCTCAATTTCTTTAAATTGGCTTATCAGTTTGCATTTTGCAATGCAAATACAATCACAAACAAAAAAAATTAGAAGACAAATGATATCAATTTGTTTAGCTATAGGTGTTTTAGTTGGAGTATTAATAAAATATACAATATAATGATTAATTCAATTTGTAAAAAAGATATTCAATTTATGCGCTTGTGTATTCAGGCGGCAGAAATTTTTTCTACATGTAGTAAGAAAAAATATTCTGCTTTTCTTGTCGACTGCAATAATCATATAGTTGGATTTGGTTACAATGGGGGGCCTTCTGGGTTTACGCACTGCGATGACGGCGGCTGCCCTAGGTTACTGCACAAAAGTGAAAGTGGATCGCTTTACGATGACTGTATAGCAATTCATGCAGAGGCCAATGCATTTTTGCACAGTAACTATAATTCAAATCCAGAAAAAATATATATAAATGGACCACCGTGTTTCAGTTGTGCTAAACTAATCTCAAATAGCACAGTTTCAAAAGTATTTTATATAAAAGATCAATCATATAAACAATGGAGAGAAATAGAAATGTATTTAAATAAAGCAAATGTAGTAGCTATAGAGATGTCAAATGCCTGCTTCTAAACTTAATTATATTTTAGTATTTCCAAACACACCGCAAGTGTTTGGTTGTTCTTCAAAGAAGATAGCTATGGAAACACCTGCGCCTAAAAATATAGACATATCAGAGAAAAAAATATATTTTATAACATTAGAACCAGATACAAATAACTTAGTATTACATAAGGTAGAAGACAATGAGCAAGAAACAGAACAATAGAAAAAAGATTATTCTTAAACTTAGATTAAACGAAACGTACATATTAGCTAACAGTGATTTTTTTGCTGATCTTAACAATATGATAGAAGAAATTAGTAAAACATGCGAAGATAAAAATCTTAAAACAAGACTAAAAAACGCATCTGCATTTATAAAAAACGCCGCAATGTCTAATGAATTTAGTCCTAACAGTAATGAAAATGAATGGGAAGAGTACGATGATTGATTTATGCGTAGTGCATCATAACACTACGAGCATGATTAAACGCATGTTAGATGAGCTGCATCTTGGCTTAAATGGGCAAGAAAAACAATGGAAGCTACATATAACAGATAACGATTCAAGTGATAATTTCATTGAATTTATTAGAAGTTGTGGACACAATTATAATATTCAAAATTTATTTCTCAGAAAAAACATAGGCTATTCAACAGCCTGTAATTATATGGCATCAAAAACAGATTCGGAAATTATAGGATTACTTAATGGAGACGTGTGGATGAGTAATTCTGACGTAAATAAAATACAAAAAATATTTGACGAAAACCCAGAAATTCATATACTAGGACCAAAACAAAGGGACGAGTACGGTAGAATAACACACGCCGGAATAACCGGAACAAACTCAGCGCCCGTAATGAGAGGATGGATGGTGCTGGACAGGGACGATTTATTGTTTAAAGATAGAGTTAGCTGTGTAACTATTTCTGGTTCCGCCTACTTTATCAGAAGAGAAGTCTGGAACGTTCTTGCAAACAATCCAGATTACAAAAAAATACACCCCAATTCACAAGGCGCCTTTCTTCCAACTCCTCATTACTACGAGGAAACCTGGTGTTCGTATTTTGCTAGACATCTTGGTTATGGAGTTTTTTATGACGGCTCCGTTTCAATTGGGCACAGCTGGCATGCCTCATCGGCAAAGCCCGGCGAGGGAGTGAGTCACGTAGATCATTTCTTTCCGATCTCTAGGGAAATTTTTAGAAAGTCTTGTGATTATTTTAATATCGAGAGGGATTAACTTTGTGACAACAAAAATATTTTTATCAGGGGCAATAGATTATGTAGGAGATTATGCTGTCTATTGGAGAAAAGAAGCATCATTAGCTCTTACCTCTCTTGGCTATACGGTTCTTGATCCAACTACGGTTAGAGACGATCATACAAGCATGAGTCCAGAAGAAATAGCTCAAAAAAATCTTTTTCTACAAAAAAAAGCAGACCTAATACTTGTTGAGTATATGTTAAAAGACAGAGCATACATAGGTACTGATTTTGAATTAGCATGGGCAAAAATACACGGTCAACCATCTGTTGTTATATGTTCGCCGCACTATAGCAATAGGGTTTACATGAAATATATGGCCACAAAACTTGCAGACAACATAGAAGATGCGATAGACTATATATCGGTAAATTATCCAACTAAATAAAAAGGAAAAATATGTCAGATAATAAATTTAAATACTTCACAGTTGAATCTGTAGTTGTTGTTCAGGCGAACAATAAATCAGATGCAGAGAAGCTTGCTACTGGTCGCACTCGTGGCGTCAATGGCAAGGTAATAGTTAAGACCACTGAAGTAGAACGCATTACCGCTGTTGAGGCGCGTAAGCAAATTTCACTCTAGGAAATTGTCCCGCAGCCTAAGTAAAACCTTTGGCTGCGGGACGTGGAGCATGTATGATATATGCATTAATGGTTGGAAGAAATGAATCTTCAAGATACCTAAAAGAAGTCTTGGAAAGACTGTCAAATCAGGTAGATAAAATAATTTTTACCGACGATTGTTCTACGGATGATACTCCAGATGTTGCTAGACAGTACGCTACCGTATATTCTACTTCTGAAAATCTTTTTATAAAAGATGAAAGCCAATTAAGATCAGAAGCTTGGGCTAATTTAGAAAAACATGCAAAGGTGGGCGATTGGGTTTTGGCAATAGATGCAGATGAAAAACTATATACCATGGATAATTTAAGTTTGTTAGATCATTTAAAGCAGTCTCCTTACGATGTAGTGAGTGCGCCAAGATTTGAAATGTGGAATCAATTTAGTTTTAGATCAGATGGTGGATGGAAACCGCACCATAATCATAGAATATTTAAATTCGACAAGAATGGTGTGTATATTAATAAAAAATTAGCATGCGGCTCAGAGCCAATGTACGTACAAAGATGGGCTGAAATGGGCAACTGGTGGCTTCAATCAGGTATAATAATACAGCATCTGGGTTATCTTAGGGACCAAGATAAGAATGATAAGTATGAAAGATATATGAAATTAGATGGTGGAAAATACCATAATATAAATCATCTAAATTCGATTAAGCAAACATCCACACTAGAACTAGAATCATGGAAAATACTAGGAGATTTAAAATGAAAAGTTTATCCGCAAATCAAAGTATCAAAGAATTGACTATGAAGATGGTTAATAATGAAAAGTTTGCATATGTAGTTTTTCCAAAATCGGTTCTTTCTACGATCATAGAAAAAAACACGCCCAATAAAAAATATCCAAAAGCTTTTTTAAAATCAGTTAACTCTTCTATAGAGACAAAAGATGATAATTATATGAAATGTATTCCAAATTTCCTATTATCATCTGAAGAATATTCAGATATTAAATTAATTTCTGGATTTAATAATTCAACAATATACGATGCAGCGGTGTTTGAGTATTTTTACCTAAACAAAAGAGATATATTTGAATATTTTTCAAGATACTTTTTAAGAAACAGCAGAGTAGCTGTAGTTTCTTTTCATGACAAAAGTATAACTCAAAGAGTAATTGGAACACCATATCATCATGTTCATGTTCCATATAATGATTTTTATGACAAATTAGATAAAATAGCTTCTGAAATAACCCAATTAGATGGGGCGATCGACTACTGTATTCTCGACTGCCCAGTGCTCTCTACTGCCTTGTCGTATAAAATTTGGGAAAACTCAAACATATCAACTTTAGATTTTGGAAAACTATTATCTTTAAGTAAGAAATAATTGTGAATAAAATAACACAAAAAGATATTCTTTCTAGTAAAAATGATATTGATTCTATTAAAGATCTTTTAATGGAAACTGATATGTCCTTAAGTGATATATCAAAAGAGTTAAATTGTTCTTTAAACGATTTAAATAAGCAGATAAATCGTCATGGTTTAAATTGGATGAAGAAAAAGAAAAGAAAGATGTCTCGTGGACACTCTTCTTTATACGATATACTTAAAAAATTAATTCCCAACCAACCAATAATAAACGAATACCACATAGGTAACAGGCTAAAGCTTGACATATACTGTCCAAAATATAAACTAGCCTTAGAATATCATGGCAAGCAGCACTTTTATTATACTGGTATGTTTCATGCATCAAAAGAAGATTTCGTAGAGTCGCAAAAAAGAGATGAATTTAAAAGCAAGTGGTGCGTAGACAATGGTGTATCTTTAATTGTTTTTAGATATGATGACGGACTAACGGAAGAAAGCGTTTTTGAAAGAATTATACAAGAGCTCAGAAAAGATAATTCAAAAAACGCAATAGCAAGAAAAACACGTAAAAAGTTAACACAAAGTTCTTCTTATCAAAAAGCGAAAAAAGAAAACAGTATTAAAAGAAAAAAAATCTACAAAGAATTAAAGAGAAAAAACAGTGAGTCAAGAAGAAAATATAAGTAACTATCCAATAGAGTATCAAATATTTGCACTGTGCCTGAGAAAAGAGGGTGCAGTTAAGTTCTTTAGCGAAAATTTGAATTCAGATATAGTTGGCATTAATCATGGGGAAGCAGGAATACATGAATTCTATAGTGCACTTATTTCTTATTATAGGGCGACTCAACTTGACATAGTAAACCCAATAGCGTTTAAGTCTTGGTTACAAACTGAAACAGAAATTTACGAAGCTTTGGGAGCTGAGCTTGGAACAGAAGCGATGTTTTCAATCCTGTTAAAAATGGATCTTTCTAACTCTGAATCAATTTTAAAATTAATAGAACACAAAGCAAATAAGAGAAAACAAATAGATTACCTGCAAGAATTGCAGGTTCTTATTACTCAAAAATCAAACAAAACAGATGAAGATGTAGAAAGAATATCTACTTTAACTCAAAAAATAAGAGAACTTGAAAGTCAAATTAACTACAATCCGTTAGAAAATATTACAACAGCTCTAGACATATCCTCTAGGGCTAGAGAACTTTTAGTCATACCAAACTTTGTTCCAACTCAGTTTAAATCGTTAAACAGGGCCATGGGCTATACTGATGATGGAGGCTTTTTTAAAGGCGCAGTTCACGCCATAATAGCTCCATCAGGTAAGGGCAAGTCCACATTTGCAAAATGCCTAGTAAATCATTGGGTGGATAATGGCTATTCTGCTTTATTCATAAATTACGAAGAGGCAATTTCCCATTGGGAAAGAGTTCTTATGACTCAAATAATAGGGAAGAACGTATACGCAGAGTCGAAAAATTGGACACAAGAAGAAAAAGATAACTACGTATCTATTTTTAAGAACAAAATGGAGTCATGGGGAGAAAGATTTATGGTTAGACACGACCCAGATAGTCCATACTTTGAAGACTTGGAAAGATGGCTTAGAGATATAATGGGGCATAATTCAAAGCTTCCAGATATTATAGTAATAGATACGATCCAATCTATGTTTACTAGGGGTGGCAAGGGAAAGCCTAGATGGGGTGAGTTTGAAGAAATGATGGTTAAATTGGAGAAACTAGCAAGAGACATGAACTGTGTTTTAATAATAACAGCACAAGAAAACGCAAATAGAATGAAGGAAAAACGAGAAGTGGTTCAACAATCTGATACCGGAGGGTCCTTATCTATCCAGCAGAAGTGTGCCGTAACAATTTTTATAACAGATAAAAAACTAGCCTCTGGAGATGAATCGGAAGAAGATTACGTAATGCAATTACAGATACCAAAAAATAGAATAACAGGATCTACTTTCGTGTACGATCCACCACTAGTAAGGTACAATGATAGTACAAAATCTTACGAAGAATATCAGGTTGTTACAGATAGCTCATATGAAAACTCATCTATTTTAGATGATTTACTGGGAGGAGATTTTTCTTAAATGAAATCAATATTAAATATAACTTGTAAACAAATTAAAGATTATCAAACTTGTGAACTTTTATATGACTACAGACATAAAAGAAAGTTACCAGAAACCATAGTCAGTAGAAATATTTTAACTGAAAAATTTGAAAATACGATTAAAACTGTTTTAAACTTTTATTTATATAAGAAGATGGATGGCAAGCCCCCTTCTCATGACGCCCTGAGAAATAGATGGCAAAAGCTATGGTTTCCAAAAAATACTTCAATGCAAGATATAATAAACGAAAGACACGAAAGCGCATATGGAAATATGGCAAGTCTTACTACTAAAGCAGATAGTATTTTTACTTCTTTTTGTAACTACTTTCGTGATAAATCAATTAGTCCAATTGGAATCGCTGAAGATTATGAGGTCCCAATTGTAAACTCCTTGCTAACAGATGTATTTGATTTAATTTTTCGTAAAAAAAATAAAATATATGTAATTAAATGGGTCTTTAATTATAAAGATTCTCACAATTATTTGTATAATTTAGATTTTTCTGCAATCAATTATGCGTATGAATTTATGAATGGTCCCATTCTAAGTAATACTGTCTTTGGATATTATGATATCATGGCTGACAATCATGAAATAAAGCCATATAGTATATATCAAGAAGACATTCAAACTTTAAAATACTGGATATCAGAAATGGAAGACAAAAAAATTTTCGTACCAAGACGAGGACTTACCTATTACTGTAAGCGCTGTCCATTTGATAAGCCTTGTTCAAACTGGTCAATAAAGGAAGGAATACAACATGGCCAATAAAAAACTAACGATATTAGATGACATTCTTCAGGACAAGCAAAAGATAAACGTTTCAGAGGAGGAAAATTCAGTGCTCTCTCCTCTGCTTCAGGAGATATCTTTTATAAAAGATGACGGCTTAAAATCATTTGTAAGATCTATTCTTTTTAGATGCAAATCTTTTTGGGATGTTCCGTCGTCTTTTTCTGGCAAATATCATCCACCGGACGAACACAATAAAGGCGGCAATGTCCTTCATACCAAGAGAGTCGTAAGAGCGGTTAGAATTTTGAGTGAGTCTCATAATTTATCACCAGAAGAAAACGACATAGTAATTGCAGCAGCGCTTCTGCATGACATAACAAAGGGCAAAATTGAGAAAGATGGATCATTTTCATACGACTCTATGCACCCATATACTGTCGGTGAATTTGTAAAATTCTGCCAAGATGACGATAGAAAAAATGCTAGTGACATAGGTTCAAACACATTATATGTTAGCGAAGAAGACGTTCAAACCTTGCTTAGGCTAATTAGATGCCATCTTGGTCCGTGGTCTCCAGTTCCAGAAACAGTGCCGATAACATACTTGGATATGATTGTTCATTTGGCGGACAACATCGCATCAAAAATTCACATTATAGCCGACGGCGAACGTTCTTTAAGCAGAAGATGGTTTTTAGATGAAGAAAATTCTAAATAGAATAAACAAAAGAGTATATTTAAACTCTCAATTAGAGAAGATTATTGAGGACTCTGTCTATTATAGAACGTACTCGTCGGAATTAAAAACACATAAAAAAATAATTTTAATTAATATTCTAGAAGATCATAGTTCGGTAAAAATATAATGAGACCGGTTAAAGAAGTTGGAAAATTCTTAAGCGATTGGAAATACGTGGAGGTAGCTAGGTACGTCTCGTCTTTATCTAGGGTTATAAGAGAAAAAGAAAAAGACAATCCTTTAATCATCGACTACTTCGAGGTGGCAAACTATGCCAAAAAACATAACAATATAGGAATTTATACTTCTGTTTGGCTTTATGATTCAAAAGACATATCTTCCTGCACCAGATATTCTAATCTATATTTTGATTTAGATAGTAAAAATATAGAAGAATCATACAGAGATACAAAAAAATTATATGAATATTTAAAACAATTCATTCCAATTGATCGGAATAAAAGCATACTTTACCGGAAAAAAAGGCTTTCACATTGAGTGTGAGGCAACATGTGTTGGAATTTCCCCGTCAAACGAATTGCCAGTACTTTTTAGATATATAGCCAATCACTTGAAAACAAAATTAAATATTTTCAGTTTAGATTTAAGTGTGTATGATCTTAGAAGAATGTGGAGATTGCCAGGCACTCAACATCAAGATACAAGATTATATAAAACTCTTTTATCAGAAGAAGAACTTAATTCAAGCATAGAATTAATTACCCAGATATCTAAAACTTATAGAGACAATTCATATGATGATGTTCAATTTTCCTATAAAGCAAATAAGTGGTATAGAGATATTTCTTACGAAATGGAATCAGAAAAGGAAAGAAGTAAAGACTATGTTTCCTATTTTAATAAGCATGGAACCAAATCTTTAAGAAAGGTTGATTTTAGGGAAAAGCAATTTACGCCTAAAGTTCTTTTAGAAAAGTGTCCGGCAATTAAAAGAATTATTGATGAGGCAAAAAATAATAAAGACATAGATCATGAGTCTAGATTATTCTTATGTTCAATATTGACCTACAGCGAAGACGCCATTCAGTTCCTGCATCAAATACTCAGCCTGTGTAGCGATTACAATGTAGAAAAATCTAACTCGCATATCCAGGACTGGATAAGAAGAAGAGAAATAGGCATAGGTGGTAGGCCCTATACTTGCGATAGGGCAAATTCTGTTGGCGTTGGTTGCGGCTCTTGTAATCTAGATCATAAAAGAAAATGGATAAAAATAGGAGACAAGTATATTGAAACAAACGAAAAATCTTCACCGTCTCCAGTTAGATTTGCCTATAAAACCATAAAGGATCAAAATGTCAGACAGTGATGTTATTGGCCTCTGTTCCGATTGCGGTACTGATCAATCTGATAGGTCAATGTTTTCTAGTCCGTTTGCCCAAGCTGGAAAGCCTCCGGTGTGCAAGTACTGTGCTGGAGTTGTAATCGTTTGCTATAGAAAAGATAAGCAGAAGGTGTTAGATGACATCAAAAGACAAAGAGGGATTCGATGAAAAATTGGACCAATCTACATAATCATACAGTCTTTTCAATGCTAGACGGGCATGGTGATATAGAAAAATATCTTGATAGAGCTAAGTCGCTTGGCATGTCCGGCCTAGCTACGACGGATCACGGCAACATACATTCTTGGCTAGATTTCTACGACGCTGCTACCGCCGTAGGTGTTAAGCCCATTCTTCGGAAGCGAGTTTTATCAGGCTAGAAAAACTAGATTTGACAGAGACGAAGAAGAAAGATCTGGCCCATCCAAAAACGAGTGGGAGCAAAGAGGTCCTTATCATATAACGATATTGGCAAAAAATAATGTTGGCTATCACAATATAATTAAAATGTCTTCTAAATCTTTTTTAGAAGGATACTACGTAAAGCCTAGATTAGATCACGATTTGATTTCTCAATACTCCGAAGGGATTATTGTTTTGTCTGGCTGTTTAAACAGTGAAGTCTGTCAAGCCCTTTTGAGAAATGATTACGATTATGCCCTAGAAGCAGCATACAAGATGCAGAGCATTGTTGGTAAAGAAAATTATTTCATAGAAATACAAGATCATGGCATAACAGAACAGAGAAAAGTCTCAAATAAACTTTTAGATATAGCAAAAACAATTGGGGCTAAAGTTGTACCGACCAACGATTGCCACTATGTGCACCAGCAGGACGCTAGGGCGCACGACATTATGTTATGTGTGGCTACCAACTCTAACATACATACTCCAGATAGATTTTCTTTTTCTGGAGATAATTTTTATTTGAAGTCTTATCAAGATATGGAAATGCTATTCAATTCCGACTGGCTAAAAAATACCATGTCAGTTTGCGATATGGTTGATGTAAATTTAAACTTTGGAGAAATTTATTTTCCAAACTTTCCCATTCCAACAAATGAAACATCAACTCAATATTTTGAGCGATTAGCTTGGGAGGGATTGCGCAATCGATACGGTAATGAATTACCTGAATCAATTATTAATCGAGCAAATTATGAAATAAAAGTCGTAAAAGATATGGGATTTCCCGAATACTTTCTAGTTGTGTCCGATCTTGTTAGATGGGCTAAGTCAAATAATATAAGAGTTGGATGGGGTAGAGGATCTGCTGCCGGAAGTGTGTTGTCTTATGCTTTTGATATCACAAATTTAGATCCAATTAGATTTGGTCTTTTGTTTGAAAGATTTTTAGTTGAAGGAAGAAAGTCAATGCCAGATATCGATCTTGACTTCGACGATAGGCACAGAGATAGAGTTATTGAATATGCCAGATCTAAATATGGCAGTGATCGAGTAGCGCACATCTGCACGTTCAATAGAACTGGCGCTAGACAATCCATTAGGGACGCTGCTAGGGCTCTTGGTTACGATTTTTCTACTGGCGATAAAGTGGCTAAGCTTATTCCGCCACCAGTGTTAGGTATCTCAAAAAACTTAAGCGAATGTATGGAAGTGCAAGAGTTTTCTTCCACTTATGCAAAAGACTCACAAGCAAAAGAAATCATTGATGCGGCATTTGGATTGGAAAATCTAGTAAGACAGACCGGCATACACGCGGCTGGAGTTGTCATATCGCGCAATCCGCTAATGGACTATTTGCCTATAATGCAAAAGGGTGTAGATAAGCCAATTGTAACCCAGTGGGATATGAGTAGGGTTGAGCAATGCGGTCTTCTAAAAATAGACTTTTTAGGCTTAAGAAATCTTGGAGTTATAGATCAGTGTATTAAGACCGTAAAAAAGAACTATGGTATAGATATAGATGTAAATAAAATTCCATTAGATGATCAAAAAACGTACGAAGAACTATGCAAGGGCGGGTGCATGGGGGTATTTCAGCTTGAATCAAACAGCATGAGAGAAATGATGATTCAGCTTCAGCCTAAAAGTATTGAGGACATAATGGCGCTGATATCGCTTCACAGACCTGGCCCTATGGGCTCTGGAATGGATAAGCTTTATATAGATAGAAAACATGGTAGATCAAAAATAGACTATCAACACCCAAAACTAAAGGAATCTCTAGAATCATCTCTTGGCGTAATGTTATATCAGGAAGATGTTTTAGCTGTAGCTAAAAATTTAGCTGGATTTACTTCGGGAGAAGCAGATGATCTTAGAAAAATTATTGGCAAAAAACAAATGAATAAAATTCCAAAAATAAGACAAAAATTTGTAACTGGATGCGCGGAGGTTTCAGGTGTTTCAAAGGCTGTGGCAAATAAAATATTTTCTGATATAGAATACTTTGGTGGGTATGGCTTTAATAGAGCGCACGCAGCAAGTTATGCTATGATCTCTTATATAACAGCGTATTTAAAAAATAATTTTACAGCTGAATATATGGCAGCTCTTTTAACCTCTGTTGCCGGAAACAAAGATAAGTTATTCTTATATTTAAACGACTGCAGAAAATTGGGAATTAATGTACTACCTCCTTCTATTAACTATTCTGAAATAGATTTTGAGGTCAAGGAAAAAAATGAAATACTTTTTGGACTAGGCTCCATTAACGGAATAGGTGTTGCAATTGCAGAAGCCATTTGTAAAAGTAGGGATGTAAACAATCCTTATAAATCTATATTTGATTTTTACAGAAGATGTGATTCTTCTGTTTTAAAGAAATCTACATTAGAACATTTGGTCGGAGCTGGCGCATTTGATGAACTAATAATTGACGAAGATGATGACGACATAAATAGATCTCAAGAGCTTTCTGTTTTAGAAAAAGAAAAAGAAGAACTTGGAATTTATGTTACAAAACATCCACTTGAGGGAACATGGGATGTCATGAAAGTTAATGTAGATTCTGACATAGTTAATATATCAGAAATCCCAAACGGATCCTACATAAAGATAGGTGGGATTATAACTTCTTCTAAAAAAATTATTACCAAAAAAGGTTCTAGAATGTTTAAATTTAACTTAGAAGATCCCACTGGCGAAATAGAAGTTGTAGTCTTTCCCAAAGATGCTAAAAACTATAATGATGATTTTTTTAAAACAGGAGAAATAGTTTATGTTTCGGGATCTTTAAGTAGGGAAACAGAAGATGAGAACTCAACAAATAGAATTTTTCTTTCTGATTTAACAAAAATAGATCATGCCACCCTATACAGTGGTAAAGTTATTAGTTTAAATTATGAAAAAATTAATAGTATACAATTAAAAAAGATATATGATATAATATTAAATAATAACGGCAATAGACAAGTGCATATAAAAATCAATTCAAAAATTGGAACATTTGTTTATAAGTTTAATAAAACTACAAACAAAAATGCAGAAAAATTAATAGAGCAAGTACTAGAGGACGATCAATAATGGCAGCAAAAGGAAGTTATCAAAACCCTTCTACAAAAGAGTGTTGGAAGTACTGCTATTCGTGCGGTAGATGTGAAAACAAGGGACGATATAGCAAGTGCATAACATGCAGTGGCAGATACGATCCAAATGGCACTGTAGACGCACATCAGGATGACTATTGTGACTGTAGAAATGGAATTTTAAGATGGAAAACTAGAGATGGAAAAGTTGTTATTACTAGATTTAAGTCAAATCCATATGCTGGTTCGGTAATGTACGAAAAAAAATCTCAAGACGAAAGAGACTGGGATTCCTACCTTAAGGACATGAGAGAAAAAATGAACGATCCAAATTGGAATCCAATAACAATAATAAATGAAGATAAGCCAATACAAGGAATGGGAAGATGATGAAAAAACAAAACGGAAGAATATTATTAGACAATATTACGTTAATAGAATACGAAAATATTGACGAAGATAACAACACATGCTTTGTCCAATGTGGGGTAACTGGATTTTACCTTAATCAACAAGAAATAAAAGCGTTATATGCAGTGCTGGGTTACTATTTAAACATAGACTTAATGAACGATATAGTTCTTTCGGTAGACAATATAGGGGAAAACGATGTCCAATATTAATTTTGATCACATGGAATACGGAAATAATGGTTGGGTCCCGCTTAAGAACGGTGGGTATAGAAATTTATTCAATGAACATATGATAGACGAGGATGGCAAAGAGTACGACGCAAATGGCAATTTAGTATACGATCCATCCAACGAATAAAATGATACAAATAAAAAACGTCGAACAAATTTCAAATCTAGAAAAATTATACTTAACAGAATTATCATATTCTAGAATAGACACATACAAAATGTGTCCGTCTAAGTATTTTTATTCTTATATCAAAAAAGAACCAAGGCAGTTTAATGATTCGGCCACTCTTCGGGAACATTGTTCATTCTGTTCTAGAAAAAAATGTAAATAAAGATATTAATCTAAATATAGATTCCCTAAAAGAAGATTATATAAGCGCTAAAAAAGACTACGATCCCGATAATTTAATTAACAATGATTTAGTTTTAGCTGGAAACAATATCTTGGAAGAGTTTTACGACAGGCATTTAAACGAATCATTTAACATTAAAGGCAAAGAAATCTATTTTGCATTTGTTATAGGATCATTTTATGTTAACGGATACATAGATAGAATCGATGAGTACGAAAATAGAATTGAAATAATAGATTACAAAACTCGGTAAATGGGAAGTGGCTCAAAATTCTATTAAAAATAATTTACAGTTGGGCATATACGCGCTCGCCGCAAGCATAATATTTCCGGGTAAAGAAATATACGCAGAGCTATATTATCTGAGGTCTGGCAAAAGGAAAGGCCATACTTTTACGGTAGATGATATTGAAAATGTAAAAGTTAATATTTTAAATTATCGGCAATTCAATTATAAACGATAATAACTTTCTGCCTACAAAGAATGAAAAAGTCTGTTCGTTTTGCGATCACGCCAAGTCAAAAGTTTGCGCTGTTGGTGTTACGAGAAACAAAAAGAGCCAGAGCTTTCGCCCTGGCTCCCTCTGACTAAAGATTAATTAGCTGTTAACTGGGAAACTGTTCGAATCCTGGACGAGGTCAATGTGACGGTCGCTCTCAATAACAACCTTGATTGCCTCCTCAGTTGTATACCCAACTGACTCAAGAGTCTTTACAGACTGGCTTTGCATGTCAACAATGAAATTGTTAACTAGTGTGTTTAATGTGGTCATTTTACTTTCCTTTGTGGTTAATTTGAATTATTGTTAAATGTAATGATATAATATATACCAGTTGAATGGTCTAAATGTGACCCCTCAACTAGCATGAGATAAGGATACACCATGAACAGAGTACATGTCAAACCAGAAGAGTTTTTTTTGGAAAAATCATTTAGAAGTAAACATCCGAAATTTAACTTAACAAAAAAAATAAATAAAAAATTTAAAGAAGAAAAAGTTTCAGAAAAACGGTGGCAAGGGCAACGTATACAGGTACACTAAGACTGGCTTTAGGCAGGATCTAGGTTTGAATTTAAGATCTAACTGGGAAGCTAACTTTGCCAGAGTATGTAGCGTATATGAAATTGAATTTGAATTTGAGCCAAGAGTATTTACATTTCCAATTAAAAGAGGCACAAAGGGATATACTCCAGATTTTTATTTTAACAAAACAGAAGATTGGATTGAGATAAAAGGGTATTTAGATGTAAAAAGTAAAATAAAAATAAAAAGATTTAAAAAATATTACCCAGAAGAATTTGCCAAACTTACAATGATAATAAGTAAGTACTCTTCCGATGCAAAAAAGTTTGTTCAAGATCTTGAAGTTCCTAACGTAATTTTTTACGAAGACATAAGATCTTTTTACGCTGATACGCTATATAAATGGGAAGGAAAGTAATTCAAATGGCTTCATATAAAGAACAATATTATTCGCTTGAAGAAAACGAAATGCAAATGCTTATAGAAAAAGCGAAGAAGGGAAATACAAATGCGCAAGCAGAACTTCTTAAGGTTTTTAATAATTTTCTAACTAAGTATGCAACAATGTTATATCAACGGCAAATATAATCTTAAGGATTACGACATAAGAAGATTCATTGGTCTTTTTGTCAAAGATAATTATACCAGGATGGCACTAAATAGAAATAAATTAAATAAAAAAACAACAATTGTAGTTAATGATGTTATGAGGGGAATTAATTACATGACTAAAAGATACGGAACAGAGGAGGATATTAGGCAGACTGTTGATCTAACTTTCCTGCAGTGCGTTAATAGATATCAAAGGAAAGATTCAGAAAAGGGACCAATACCCTTTAGTGCCTTTTTGTATAGTTATTTTTTTTATTTACTAAAAAAGAATGTTGATACATTTTTAATAAATCAATTAGGTAGAAAAACTTTTCCATTAATTACAAATGACAGCTTTGAAGAAGATGAAGAGGGAGAAAAGCAAATTGGCTTTAGGCCAGATCCAGTTGAGGTAAACTTTGAACAATTTTTATTAGCAGAAAGCATAGATCAAATGTGGGTCATGGGAGAAACATGCGCAGAACCTTTCAACCAACTTACCATTCAAGAAAGACAACTGCTAAAATGGAGGTACGGTGACAATAAAAGATCTTCTCATATAGCGGAGAAAATTACAGAACATCCAAACACAGTAAGAGAACATTTAAAAAATATAAAAGATAAAATAATAAATATTATTATAGAATCTAACTTAGAGGAATTATTTCAGTACATAAAAGACAAAGATGATAAAGAGGAAATCGAATAATAAATGGATAATGAAAATTTATTAAAATTAAATCAACTTCTAACTTCTTTTTTAGGCCCGCAGATAAAAGAGGTAGTAGATGCCTATGGCGTAGGCGAAAATTATAAGAAGTATTTTGTGGAAATACCAGAGGTAGACAATATAGATCTTGGCGTCATGGATATGGCAAACCTCGTTGCCAAAACCTCTAACGCCTACGGCAGAGCAGCTAGATTTGCTGGAATGGCAAGAGCTCATTTTAAGCTAACAGAAGGTAAATATAAAGCTGTCTACAAGAAAAATAGAATAGGAAAAAACGAGGCTGAAAGAGAGGCTGCCGCAATGTTGGCAGCTGAAGAGCAGTATCAAGCACTTATTGTAGCTGAGTCTTTAGTCCACCTTGCCGAATCAATGGAAACATCTTCTAGAATAGCTTCTGAATCGGCAAGAAAGCTTATGGACAAAATGCAGTCCATGCAAGTCGCTACCGCTAGGGAGGAAAAAGGCTTTTTCTTGGAAAAAGATTTTGAATTTTAGTTTATGAAAAAGTATATAGGTCATTACAAATGCATCGAATCTCCGGAAGAGTTTTATTCTATGTCTAGAAATCAATTAGATTTTCCAACACAGGTAAGATACAATTCTAAAAGCTTTTTACTCTATACAACGTATTTATTAACTTCTACAGCGCAAGAGAAACGAATGATTGACCAAGCAAATCTAAATAATATAGATACAAATGTAAGAGTTTGACCATGCACATAGAGGTTTTTTGTGATGGAGCCTCTAGAGGGCAGGGGCAAAAGAAATTAGGAGAGGCGGCATGCGCGGTAGTGATTTACAAAAACAGAAAAAGAGTAGCCCAATTTGCAAGGGGGCTAGGCGCAAGAACTAACAATGAAGCAGAATACGAGGCGGTTATAGCAGCGCTTTTGATGTGTAGTATGTCCGACCTAGTGCACCCGGTTATTTATACGGATTCCGCCGTAGTTGCAAATCATATAAACGGAAACTGGAAATGCAAAAACAAAACTTTATTACCATTATTAATGACTATTCAAGATATATCTGAAGAATATAAATTTAGAGTAGTGCATGTTGCGAGAAAAATAGTTTGGGAGCCAGATAGTTTAGCCAATTCTTTTTTAGATCAGTTAGAAAAAAGAAGTTATAACGTCAAAAAAAATGATATAATATAAGACATGAATATTCACACCTTAGATTACGTTAAACAACAGCCTATAGTTGTAGGCCTTGCCGGTAAGGCCGGAAGTGGGAAAACATCTGTAGCAGAGTCCATAGTTCCAAAGGGATCGCTTAATCGATTGAATTATGGAGTTGTGTGGGATCATATATTTTTTGCTCTTCCAGTGTATGAGATGTTGTCCGCCAAAAACAATATACGAGGACTGAATGAAGAGTCTAGAAAAAAATATGCAATACATGAATCACTATATAGTCTCTACGGTAATAGTTCCATAGGGCTAATTCCAGATTACGATCGTTTTATTGAAAAGGTAAATCATATATACAATTTACCCTTAGATCCATATGCTCAAAAACAGAGAACTTTTCTGCAGAGAGCAGGAGATATTTCTAGAGATGGTTATGATGATTGCTTTTGTCATTGGGCCATTAAAAAATGTACAGATCTTTATAAATCTTATATTAAATCATTAACCGAAGAGGACGAAGAAGATCCCTTTGTCATTATTATTTCAGATGTTCGTCTTGAGAATGAAGCAAAGGCCATTCTCAAAATGCCAAACGGAGTTGTGATATACTTCGATGCAGATCAGCAGACTTTGAATGAAAGATTAATAAAAAGAGATGGAAAAATTTCTTCTGCTAAACAAGATTCGCATATCACCGAACAGCAAGGAGATATAATAAAGCAGTCAGCATCTTTTGTTATAGATACTAATAATCTAAGTATAGAAGAACAAACTAAAAAAACTTTACAAGCACTAGGTATAAATTCATAGGAGAGCAATGCCAAAAATAAATAAAACAGCACAAGAACAATCAACAGATTCACCACTAGATCAAATTGTGGGTCTCTCTACTGGAGAGATAGCCTTTTCTAGTTCTCCAATATTCATATGTGGGGTAAATAGAAAGGTGAACATAGGAAATTTTGAAAACGTAGACATATACGCTGGGATAACCCTTCCCCTAAATAACGTATCCTTAGAGGATAAGGAGTCCTTAGAAGAGGCGGTTCGCGAGGCAGCTTCATATGGGTTTTCTTTAATTTCAAAAGAAACCGGAGACAGATATTCTTTAATAAAAGAATCTCAACAACAAAATAAATAGTATTTTAATCAGTACTATATTACTATATATATGTATATAAAGTTAAATAAACAAATTCAAGGCCAGGTAAAAAATGTTTAAAAAAATAATTGAAAAACTTTTTAAGAAAGCACAAAAAGCTACTGCCGACGACAACACCGTGTGGGGCTCAGCCGGCAGCAAGGCAATCGCCGACGCCGTTTTGAACACATGGAAAGATACCGCGCTTGATATAGCAGAAAAAATAGACAAAGGAATAGAAGACGTTAAAAATGAAGTTAAAGAAACAAAAGAAGAAGTTGAAAAAACAGTCAAAGCAAAGAAAACAAAATCTCCTACCACCAAAAAAAGAACTACTAAACCAAAAAAATAAATTTTCAATAGTGAAGCACGTCGACTAAACTTTGGTTTAGTTGACGTGTTTTTATATTTTAGTATTACTATTATAGCGTCTAGAAAAGTTTTTGGTGGTTTACATGTCTTTAGCTAAGTCCAGAAAAGTAAAAAAGGGAAACAAATGATTGTTGAAGCCATGTGGAAAGTATTGTTTTTCCTGTATGATATATTAGAAGGTATCGAGAAAAAGAAAAAGAAAAAGAAAGAGAACATTTAACATGGCAAAAACAGCAGCATGGCAGCGTAAAGAACGGCAAGAATCCCAAAGGTGGACTAAATCGCAAGGGAGTTGCATCCTATCGTAAGCAAAACCCAGGGTCAAAACTTAAAATGGCCGTTACAACAAAACCAAGCAAACTAAAACCAGGATCGAAGGCAGCTAAGCGTCGCAAGTCTTTTTGTGCTAGAATGGGTGGAATGCCAGGGCCGATGAAGGACAAAAAGGGTAGGCCGACACGTAAAGCCCTGGCACTTAGAAAATGGAATTGTTAAAAATTTATAAAAAGACAAATAACAAGGAGAAACAAATGCCAAAAGTAGGAAATAAATCATTCGCATATACAAAGGCTGGCGAAAAGAAAGCTAAAGTATATGCAAAAAAGACAGGTAAGAAAATGACAAAGAAGTCATCCAAGAAAAAGATGGGATACTAATCATGGCCGCAAAAAAGAAGATGCCACCAAAGAAAGCTGCAGCTAAAAAGGAAACAAAGAAAGGCGAAGCTGGTTTAACAGCTGGTCAAAAGAAACTTCCTCCTTTTATTAAGGCAGCAATTTTAAAGAAGAAAAAGAAGAAGTAATTCATAGTTCTAGTAGATAGAAAGGCGCAACATGCCAAAAGTAGAATGGGACATCGTAGTTCCGGTTAAGCAGCCAGCTGATCTTAAAGGTGTTGCTCCCGGTAAGCTTCCAGAATCTCTCTTGCGTCCAGCAGCTGGCGGCGGTAAGCTTCATTGGCTTACCGCAGCTGCGTGGGGCGCAATGGTTGAGGCAGCAAAAGCAGATGGTATAGAGCTTAAACCAACTTCAGCTGGTGACACATATAGAACATACGAATCGCAACTTGCCTCTTTCAAACAGCGTTATACAACAACGCCAAACGGAAATGCTACGAGAACTTTTGAAGGCAAGAAGTGGTATAAAAAGGATCCTAAGCTAGCTTCTTTGGCAGCTCCTGGTACGTCTCAACACAATACTCGGATTAGCTGTTGATGTTCATACGGCTGGAGAGCCAAAGCGTCTCAAGTGGTTGATTGCTAACGTTCGCAAGTTTGGTTTTTCATGGGAAGTTGTTCCAGAAGAACCCTGGCACCTCCGCTACACTGAGGGAGACAATCCTCCTGCAGCTGTAGTAGAATACATGGCTAAGAGTAACATTCAAAAGCCTGTAGGTGCGGCGGCTCCAGCTGCATCCACCGTAGCGGCTGGGGCCCCCGCTGCTGGTAAGGACGACGGAGGTGACCTGGATCCAGGCGACAGCGGTCCGAGGGTAACGAAGTTGCAAGAGGAACTCGCTGAGCGTGGTTTCTACAAGGCTACGCCGGACGGACAGTTCGGCCCGAAGACGGAAGA